AAGCGCCTGCTACCGCTTGCTGCGGGCACTGGCCGCGACCACGAAAAAGAACGGCTTAACGTGCTATTAAACCATATGTGGACGGTAGCCCTGCCGCTGTTGCAGCCGACAGCCGATGCTCGTGGTTTCGGCACTGAGTGGCGAACAATGCTTAAGGAAAAGACTGGATCGGCGGCGAAAGCGGCGGAGGCGGCAGCGTGGGTGGCGGAGGCGGCGTGGGCGGCGGAGACGGCGGCGTGGGCGGCGGAGACGGCAGCGTGGGCGGCGGAGGCGGCGCGGGAGGCGGCGGCGTTGGCGGCGAAAGCGGCGGCGAAAGCGGCGCCGGCGAAAGCGGCAGCGGCGGGATCGGCGGCGGCGGCGTGGGCGACCATCAATCCCTGCCAGCTGCTCGCCGACTTGATTGCGGTTGGCTCTACGAACAGCGGAGGATCAGAATGTTCTCTTTAGCGGCATGTCGCGCTCGCATCGCCGAGCTTGAATCCGCCCTCACCGCCGAGCGCACGCGGCGGGAAGCGTTGGAGGCGGCGCTTGAATTTGTTCGAGCGGAATACGTCCGAGGATTTTGGAACGACGATACATTGCTGCGCATTGATGCCGCCCTCGCCAGCGGTAATACTGAGGGCAAGCGATGAATAACAATTAAATGGAGGTTAAATGAAAGAATCCCTGTTAGTCGGTTTTACAGGCGCCGCGGGTTCTGGGAAGGATACGGCCGCCGATTATCTTGTGCGCCACCACGGCTTTGTAAAAGTCAGTTTGGCGGGCCCGATCAAAGAACTGCTTAACGATCGTTTTGGTTGGTTCCCCGAATGGTGGGATAACCGAGATTGGAAAGAAGGCGTCGATCCGGTGCACGGATCGCGTTTGATTCACAAAGACGGTGACTGGTTGCTTGAGCGGCACAGCCCCAGGACGTGGGCACAATGGCTCGGAACCGAAGTGGGCAGACGCTTGGACCCCGATTGCTGGGTGCGCCTGCTAGGGGTGAAATGGGACGCCTTGCGGGCCGAGAATCCGAACGTTCGAATGGTGGTGTCCGATGTGCGCTTCAATAACGAAGCGCTATACATTCAATCTTTAGGCGGCACTTTGGCGAAGATCGTTCGACCGCAACCGAACATTCCGACAATCGCGAAACATTCATCCGAGAACGGCGTCGCCCCGCATTACATCAACGCAATAGTCCACAACGATGGCGATATCCAAGACTTTGAGCTTGCGCTTGCGCACGAACTTTACCTTTTGGACAAGTTACCGTGAGATGGTTCGCCGCGATATCACTCTTGCTGATCGGATTGAAGGTGCACGGCATTGGGCATTTCAGTTGGATTACCGCAACGGCGCCGCTGTGGGTCCCTCTTAGCTGGGGATTTATTCACTGGTCGATCCACGAAACGGTTCGGCGCTTCCCGTAAAGCGCCGATCGATCAATCACGCGTAGTCTCCCGGGTTATCGGTGGGCTTGGGGCCGATGCCCCAAGACCACTCGAGCCACCGTTCTACGCAACGGTAAAATTTGTCGGAGAATTGGGCACCGGCGGCGCGATCGTAAAGGTGGCTTCCGCGCTCCAAGCAGAATTGACCGGGCCCACTGCTTGAACAGCCGCTGCATAAGCGCCAGGAATCAATACCGTACCTAATGCGGAAATCAGTTCGTTCGCCGCGGCAGCGCCGGAAACCGCGGCCATAATCGGATACGTGCCGGCCACGCTGCCAGTCGCTGTCGTAAGACGAACGCCGACATTGTAGCCGGTAATTTCGCCCGTCGAGATTGCGGATCCATCAACATTGGTTGTCGGATCGGTCCAAGTAAATTTGGTTGGGTTCGTCATTTTGTCCCCCTTGAGTGATAAATCGTCAAGTATGAATGGCAGCATATCCGGTTCCGTCAGTGCGTGAGGCTGCCCCAATTTCCGCGTTTTGCTTTGGGCGTGATGATGTTAAGTTTTTTCAGTCTTTTGTGGAGATCAGTGCGATTGCACCCGCTAAGACGCGCCGCCGCCGAAATATTCCGGCCAGTCTGGGCGAGCAGATCGCTCCAATAACCGCGCATAAATTCTTGTTTGGCTTTGGCCCAAGCTAAGTTCGTAAACGCTACGTCTCTTTCGGTTCGAGCTACCTCATGACGCCTGAGAATTTTGTGGAAGTCGGTTCTATTTACCTGAGCGATATGCGCCGCCTTCGAGGGTTTGCCATCGGCCGAGGCAAGAATGCTCCCCCAATATCGATGCGCAAAAGCGTCGAAGGCGGCGCGATAGGTCAGTGTTTCCCGAAGAGGCGAAACGCCTCCCCGAAACCCTTTAGAAAGGCTTTCGCTTTGATCCGGGCTAACTCCTGCCTCGTTAGGCAAAAGTGAGCCCGGTGGGAGGGTTTGGCGTAACGACCGTGGCGCCGATTGAGAAATTGGCGACGTTCGAAGGCGCCGAGATCACCCCACCCGCAGTGACTGCCGACACGGTGCCGACATAGTTGCCCGGAGCGAGAGTGCCAAGATCGCTGACCGGAACGGAAATGGTCCCGTTCGCAGCGGGCGTCACGACAAGATCCGAGAACGTAGTCGGGAAAGTTTGCGGCTGGCCAGCCGACGCAACGAGACCGACTTGGAGCAAGTAACTGGCAATTTCACCTGCGGCGATCGGCGAGCCATCGACGTTGGTGGTGGGCGGCGTGAAGATCGCATTTTGCGGATTCACAGGGGATGTCGGATTGGGGGTTCCCATTAGGTCTCCTAAATTGATTGGTTGACTCGATTTTTCGGCTTGGGCATTATGCCTTTACCTTTTGGTAATGTCACGAGGATGAGTTAATGAATAATTTCCTGAACACGCTTGGCAATTGGATCCGCAAAGTGTTACCGCTCGGCAACAATGCGAAGACCATGGTGGTGTTGGGGGCGTTCGTCGCGTTTCTAATTTTGTGCTTCGCACTCGGCAAACGCGCGTATGGCGCCGACGTCGCGGAGATCGGCTACATCCAAGTCTCTTCAGGCGCCGCCGTGCTGCGCGGCCCCACCAGTGCGCTCAATCTAGCTTTCGCGTTGCCGAGTCCATTCGACCGTGGCGACATCATCCAGACGTCGGCGACGCTGATCGGTTCATCGACCTATATGGGTGTGCAAGCGCCGAATAACTACGCCTTCAGCATGCAGTACATTACGGGGCTCAAGAATTTCGACATCGGCATCGGGCCGTCATGGATGGAAAACCCCTACCCGTACAACGGCAGCCGCGTGAATTTCAATCTCATGATCGGATATCGCTTCCAACGGTGGCCGGTGACGGTCTGGTGGGATCACTTTTCATGCGGCGGTGCATGTTCGCCGAATTACGGGCGCGATTTATTACTAATCGGTTACAGATTCAAGCATGACTGATCCGTTTGCACATCCGCGCCAGCCCGGCGCGCCGTCGTACTGGACACGGCCGGCCGATCCCGTTCTAATCGCGAAGCACGAACGATTGCTCCGTGAACAAGAACAGATCATCCGAGGACCATGCCATGACAATCCGATTCCGTCGATCGATCAAGATCTTTCCCGGCCTTCGAATCAACGTCGGTAAGAAAAGCGCCTCACTCAGTCTTGGTGGCCGCGGCGCGCACGTTACCCTTGGACCCAACGGCACGCGGACCACGGTCGGTATACCCGGCACTGGTCTTAGCTCGACTCATCTCAGTCGCCACGCGGTAGGCGTCAGCGAGAGCCTCGCGGAGACTGGGAAACCCCCGCGAAGTCTGCGCCGGCGTCTGATCTTCAGCCTTCTCGCGTTTATGATCTTTTCCGTCGCGTTTAGTCATTTCGAATCTTGGCTCTTTGCGAAGTGAGCCGCGACCCACTGCTGGAGTGCGGCTAGTTGGGTGGCTTGGGCGTCGCATCGGGACAGTTCTGCCCCAGCGACATCAAGACTCGGCATGCTGCCCCCGGCGGCGCCGGCGGTGTCATCAATTCCGGTGGCGGGCTGTCCGGCGTCTGACACGGGGCCACTATGATTCGCGCCGGCAGCGGCACCGTTGCACACCCGCAGATGGCTAAACTGTAGCCGCTGAGCAGCAATAACCGTCGCGCTCTGCGCCAATTGACTTGGGCGGCTTTGTCGGCCGCATCGTGTGCCAGATGTGCGGCGAGCGCCGCCTTATCTTCGGCGACGGCTCGAGCGTAGCCGGCGGCGTCGGCCGTTTTGGTCACGTCGGCGACCAGGTGCTTGTGCTCAAGGACGCCGGCGGCGATGCTGGCGAGGAACGTCGCGATCACGACGCCCCAGGCGATCGTTTTCCAGTTGGCTAATAGCGCGGCAAACATCAGCTGGCCCAACTGGTCCAGGGGGCCTTGATCGTCTTCACGGATGCATCCGCGAACAGCGGTGCATCAAACGTGATGCCGTGATCCGGATGCGTCATCCAGAAGTTCTGCGACGGCGGTTCGAATTTGAAATTGCCTTGGTAGGCGTATTCGTCTAGCCCTTTGAGCGAACTGTTACCGCGCAACGTCGAAGACAGCATACGCTGGTGCCAGTGGCCGAATATCATGACGTCGAACGATTGATCCACGGCTACGTTGCGCGCCAACTTTTTCTGCGCGCCTCGAGTAATCGGGCCAATCGGCCCGATAATCGAATCGCCTGACTTGAACTGATCGCCGTGCGTGCCTAAATATCGGACGCCGTAAATTCTATAAAGCACGTCCGAGCCTTCAGGAATATAAAAGGTGACGCGCGCGTCGTCAGCAAATGCGACGGCGAGGAATTGATAAAGCAGCCAATCGAAGGATGTGTGGTTGCGATCCTTCGCCCATGTTTTCTTAGTGTCGCGCCCGTGATTGCCGCCGACGCAAGGCAGGAACACATGCCCGAAAGCGTCCGCCAAGATGCGAATCGCCGCGACCAAGTGCCGATACAGATCAAGCACCGTTGGCATGGTGTTGAATTCGTTGGTGGCCGTGAGCTCGTCGTGGAGATTCCCGGAGATCATATCGCCAAGCAGCGGCACGACCACGCCGGGGTACTCCATATCGGGGCTAAGAATTCTGGACAGCTTGATAGCGCTTTGCACCACATGTTCTAGACGACGTCGCGCGATGGCCAGGTTGTACGCGTTCACATGGCCAATCTGCTCCGGTTTTACGACTTCACCCCAATGAAGATCACTTAGTTGGATGGTCGGCACGCCTGGCACACCGGCCTTTTTAGGCACGCTGAGCCATTTTGGGGGTTCGATCTTTTCCAGACTGGACTTTGCCGCGCCGATCCACTCGCGCACCACTTCGGCGGTATCTGCCCGACTCTTGGCCTCGGCGAGCTCCGCGCGCAGATTGTTGATGATCGTGGCGGGATCGTGGTTTTTATTCCAGTCCTCGATCTTTTTAGGCATGTTATTCTCCGCGCGCTTTTGCGGCCACTTTGGGGTCCGCGAACCAGCCGATCTTCACGGCCTTGCCGCGCACCGCCGTAGATTGCACGATGTGCTTTGCGAACTGTTCGCGAAATTTCACCATGTCGAGATGACCAACATCGGCTAAACGTTCGAAATCTTGTTCGTAGTGCCAATCCTCCCCTGCGGCTTTCATTTTCTCGAAGGCCGCGCGAATTCTGTTGGGAACGAGCACGTTCTTATCGTGCGCGGCTTGCCAATCGCTAAGGGTTTTTGGCTTCGTCTTGGTAGTTGTGCTCACAGTTTCTCCGTCGGTTGCCTAACACGTTTCTTGCGAGGGTACTTGGCCGAGGTCAAAGCCTGATGCAGCAAATGGGCAAACTGATCGACGAAGGCCTCATCTTCGGTGAGTTTGTTGCTCAAGCCGTCCAAAAGCGCATGCGTCAATTCGTGGAGGTACGTCGTCTCGAGGCCGACCTGCGCTTGATCGCCGCGGATATCGATCGTGTTGTTCTGCGGATCCCACATGCCTAGATCGCCGACGTCATGAGGCCAGCTGGCTAACGGTATCACCCGTACTTGCACCCAGCGGCCGAACATCTGCACCCGAGAAGGGATTCGCATGCCTACTCCTTCTTGAATCGAACCTTGACGTCTGCTAATTGCCTTTGTCGTCGCTGTCCCGATGCAGGAAGCCGAATAGCGCGGCGAGAATTCCAAACGCAAACAGCAGCCAGCCCTGGTGTTCCGGCTTGAGATAGGCGCGCACTTGATCAAAGTTCGCTTGCGCGGCGCCGACGATCGTGGCGAGCAGCCCGAGCGTTTTCAACTTATGCCGCGTCCACCACGCTTGAATACCCGAAAGAATCTTGTCCATGAAATCCCCTATGGATTGCCGGTGAGAAGTATCTTGCTCAACGGTTGGTATCGTGATTCGAGTTGGCGCGCAGCGTCGGAATCGAGCAGTTCGGCGGCCGCCACGGGCCAGTTTTTCGCTCCGATCGCGGCGAGCATCTTCGGGAAATGCAGAAGCGACTGCACGCCGTCGTTAAAGCCCAGATCAAGCAGCACAGACGCGCGCGGCGCATCCAGGTCCTTGAACCACCAGAAAGCCTGAAGCGCGGTGAGCACTTTCCCCAGCCGATAGGTCAGTAGCCACTGACGCTCGGTCTTGTCGAGTCCCGTTTCGAGATTGATGCCGTCGGCGATCGTCAGATTGCCCGGCGGCGTCATCGTCCTGCAGCTAACGCGGCGACCATTCGCATCGTTATAGGCAAACGCCTCGTCGCCTTCCTCACGTGGAAGGCGAACGAGGGCGTAATCGACCGCTGTGGTCACTTACGATTGCTTCGGTTGTAGTATTGGATGGCATACCACGCCGAGGCGATGGCAAACACAAAGGCGATGAACTGTAACACCTGATTGATCTCAATGATGTTCTTCATGAACCAGGTGCCCAAACTGAAAAACCAACTTAGAGCAGTCATTACCACCGCCGGTTTAGACGAATGATCCATATCCGCTTCCCTCGGTTAGAAAATCTTCCCGACAAGAAGGCCTGCAACAAAGAGCGCGGCTGCGATCAGCAACGCCTTTTTGGGGTTGGCCGAGACGGCCGCGGCGAGCGAGAGCTCGACCGAAGTCAGTTCGTTCGAAACAGCGGTTTCGACCTTGGCCGCCACAGTGGCCGCCGTCGATTTGCTGGCAGGGGTTTGAGTTTCAGTCGTCATTAGAATGACCTCACGTTAGGGTTTTACGAAGCTGTTCGATCTGCGCATCAATCTGCTGCAGATAGACCAGGCCTTTGGGGTTGCCGAGAAGATGCTCTCGGATTGCGCGCGCCTGCGAGGACTCTAAGCGGGCGATTTGATTCCGCGCGACGGTTTTTGGATCGACGCTCGGCAGTGTTTTTGCAACCGCCTTGCCGTTTTGAATACTGAATCGCGATCCGTCGAACAGACCTTCGATCGAGGCATGTCCTTCCGGCGTGTTGAGTGCCAGCGCCTCGCTGTTTGTCGTCTGAATCGTTCCGGCGATTTCGCCGGTCGCGACGTTGTAAATGGTATGAGTCTTCATCGCTTGATGATCTCAGCACGCAATCTAATATTCTGAAACTCCGGGGAAGTACCGGCCCCGCCGGCGCCATTGCCGCCGTCCCAATTCGCGTAGAGATACCCAGTTGCGACCGCACCCGCGTTGATCGAAAAAGTTCGCGAGCAAGAAAAACTGAGATACGGATACAATGAGGACGTGTTGTAGGGCAGTTCGTAGCAGTAATCGATGCCTTGATTATTGCCAGACTGCGCGAGCACCAGCGAATAGCCCATACCGAACGGGGTCGATGGCGTGGCGAAGTTCGTATCTCGAGCCTGGAAATCCGCGATGATCGTAACGACGCAATCGGTCAATTGCGCCGGAACGGTTACGGAGGCGACCCACCCACCGGGAAAACTCACCCACGATAGATAGGTCGATCCTTCAGCACTCGTCAGTGTTGCGCTTGAAACCGTGGTTGAAACGATATCGGTGGCTGCGTTCGAATTGATCTGCCCAGTGTCAATGACAGGGATCGTAGTGCCTGGGCCAAAATCCAAAGAATTGACTCCTGTGCCCGGGCTATAAAGAGAGACAGCGGCAAACATATTCAAACCGCTCGCGGAAACCGTGTACACGGAATTTCCGTTCTTGAGGAACGTGACGGTCGATCCGTCATAGACAATTGCGAAGCGGTCCGCACCTGTATATGTACCAACGGTGGTTACGTTCGTTCCGCTCTCGTTGATGACCAGCGAACCCGCGTCGAAATAAAACGCGTAACTGATTTCCGTGTTGCCGCTGCCGCCGCTCAGACTGGCGGCAGAGATTGGCGCCGTCGTCAGTCCGGCGAGGACATAGCCGGTCGTATCGTTCGGCTTGAAAACAAAGTTGCAGGTCTTATAAGCCGTAATGCTGATGGCGTCCGAATCCCACGAGTTCGTGCCGCCGATCTTTTGCGCGCCGCTATCCGACACCACGGCGTTGCCGCGTACGGTATACAAAGCCGGAGTGGCCGAGCCGAAGGGGCCGAAATCGATTCGAGCCGCGGTGGCTTGCGGCTGATAGAACGCGGAGTCCAACACGAAGGTTTGATTGCTCGGCGCCGCAATCTGGCGAATGATTGCGCCGTTTTGTGAATACCTAACATAGAACCCATCATATGTAATCGTCAACGCGTCGCCCGCGGCGTAAGTTCCGTAAGTCGTGGTGGTGCCGGTCCCGCCTTCATACATCTGCAGCGTGCCGCCATTGGTGCAGTAGAAGGCATAGTCCAATCCGGTATAGTTGCCGTCGGTGCTCGGCGCGTTATTCAAGCCCATGAAAAACGCCAGAGTATTTTGCGCCGGATAGAATGTCACGTACGCGCCGTTGGTATACGCCTGTTGACTATAAACGTGGCTGTCCCAAGCTGTGGTCGCGGCGCTCTTATAGGCCGTCGTGCCGATGCAAGCCACGCCCACTCCGATCAGGATCTCCGCTGTTGGTTGTCCGTTGTTCAGAGATATGACGTGGCTATAAGCTGTAGCCACCGCTTGCGATTGCGTCGCGCGCCCCACGGCGTTCCAACTACAGAACTTGAAATAAATCGTCTGCCCGGCGAGCCCCGGGTCAATCGCTACGCGAAATAGCTGTTCGTCTATACGCGCCCAACTACAACCGCTGGCGTGTGCTGCGGGTTGCGAACCGTACTGGCCGCGACGAAGAACGCCGAGATTATAGTGCCCGGTCGAAGTTTGCGTTGCGTTTTCATAGGCGATGATCTCGCCGTCGACGAACATAAGCGTTCGCAGATTCGCATAGTCCGCCGCACTGCCCGGGAGAATCTGGTTGTTCGCAAAATAGTTGTTTTCGAACGCGATAGCCAGCGTGCTCGAGGAGTCAGGGTCCGGCACCGACGGCAAATTCGCCGTCAAAGTGCCGTATCGCGCGTTGCCTGCGATCGTGCCCGCGAAGATATAAGTCGCGTTGTCCATCGACATGTAGACATCGCACCCGCCCCAGGGATCCCCGGTCGCAGGCCCCACGGCGATGCAAAGTTCGTAACCGCCGACGGCACTCACCAGATTCGGCGGTGTCGTGAATATGAGAGGTGCCGCAACGGACGCAGGCGCGGCGGCGAAGTTTGCCGCATACCCTTGCGCGGAGACCCAGTTATACAGCGGGGCGCTGGCAGATCCAACCAGCACATCTTCCGCCGTGATCGTGATGACGTCATTTTCGTCATCGTCTATTTCGGTGATTCGCACCAGCTTATCAACGATGCCGAGCGTCGTATCGTTGATCGACACGAGGTCCATCGGCTCGAGCAAACAATAGTCGGAACGGACCGAGAATTGGAAGGTGTTTCGAATATACAACTGTCGTTGGAGAATTAGCTGCGCCACTTGGCGCGCGACCGAAACCTGGGTGATTGCGTGGAGCGAAACTGTCGACATCACGCGCACGCCATTCAGGGCGATATCGCGCGCGTCACTCGCTTCGGCTACGCCTGTGTTGTAGGCGTTGCCTGCGTCTTGGAATTCGACCCTGACGACGTTGTAGGTATCTGTGGTCGGCGTCCGCGTGACAATAACCGGATCATTGCCGCCCGAATTGCTGTTCCCGTTCGGCAGGAAGTCGTCGTCGAAGAATTCGTAGATCGGCTCAAGATTTGGCGTAAAAGTACGACCGTTCCCGGCCACGCTGGTATCAGCGTAGGGGATGATATTCAAAAGCCCGGCCGACCAAACAGCATTCGAATTCGTCATCGTCATCAGATCTTTGATGAATTCGACGGCCGCACGTTGCGTGTTTTCGAAAGGGCTAAACAGGAACCCCATGGCGATGCAATAGCTTTGCCAGGTGGTGACGCCGGTCCCTTGAAACTGCGAAGTATTCAGATACGGGAAATTTGCGCCGTGGTTCGGGTCCGTGCAGTAATCGACCAGAATCGCCGACGGCTCCGCATCGCTGATACCGCTCGTGTAGGGCAACAATCCGGTAATTTGAAACGTGTAATTCGGCAATGCCGCCGAACCGCCGAGATTCAAGCCGGCTTTCGCGACGTATGCCGTCAGATTGTAGGGCACTGCCTGCGCGGAGTGATAATCGGTGAGGTAGACCCAAGGCGCTTGCGTCGCGGTGCCGTAAGCGACCGTTAAACCGAGATCCGTGATCGTCGTGACGTCTTTGTCTTGCCAGACGGTTCCAATCGACGTGATTGGCCCCTCGCAAAGCCCGAGAATACAAGAGGCGCTGTAGGAATAGCTGCCGCTCCCGTTGCTACCGCCCTTGGAGCCGCCGCCACCTTGCGCGGCCTGGAAATCGTCATACCACAATAGCATGATCGGAACGCGATTCGTCCCGTACACAAGCGGAATGCAGGTGCCGTAAGTGGCAGAATTGATCGGAATGCCGTTGAGAACCTGCGCCGTTGTTCCGTTCGACCCACCACCGAAACTCATTTGATGCAACTCCAATACGAATGCAGGTGTGGCGCCATCGTGGCGAGGTCGCAGCGTTCCACTTTGCCCACGCGCCGGTTGGCGTGAATCAAAAATCCGTCGCCTAGCAGAATTGCGCCGTGGGAAACGCAGCGGCCGTACTTATACAACGCCACATCGCCAGGCCGCGGCGTTTCGATGCGGTGAGCATAACGCTCAACGCCCCCCATATAGATCTCTTCCGACCGATGGAAGTACCATTCGCGCGAATAGTTGCCGGGGTCCAAGTCCGCATCGACAATGCCGACTTTTTTGTAGACTTCTATAAGCAACCAGACGCAGTCGACACCGTGACCCTTGACGTGCGCTTGATGGTGATACGGAGTGCCCAACCACGTCATCGCTTCCGCAACAATTTGCGGTCGAAGATCAGCTAGCATAGTTTCTGCTATTCCCGCTAGAAGGCGTGGAGCCCGCGCCTACGCCGCCTTGGCTGCCGGGGGTTTGGACTCCAGCGGGTGAAATCGTGCCGCCGTCGTAGAGCGTCTCCGGTTGCGGAACATAAGGAGCGCCGCGGAAGTGCAGCAAGTTGGAACCGGCGGACCCGCTCGGCAACACAAACTTGTTGCTCGAGCACGTCGCCTGCTGTTTGTCGCACCCGGGCACCACGCTGAAGGTGTCGCCCACGGACGGAGTCGCCGCCCAAGGAATGATCGACTGAAACGACCCGCCACTGTTCAAATACTTGCCGATCGGGTAGGTGCCGCCGTTCAAGACTCCGGACGTGAATGTGACGACGCCGAGATCGAAATAGTCATCCGCCTGTGCAAAGGCGATTCCGGTCGTATATGTCGCGTCGATCGTATTCGCGGAAACCACGGTGGCGATCTTTCCCGTGTAGGTGTTCTGCGACTTGTTCAACGTACACCCAGCGTCGAATAGCGTATGTACGCAGCCAGCGCACAGCACATTGCGCGGCATTTGCACCCGCATCAACTCAATGTCGTCATTGACCGTTATATCGACCGAGAACCGACCCGTTTGGAGCTCGTTCACAGTCCCTTGGAACCAGGGTACGAGGCCGGGGGTGGTATCCATCGGGTAGCCGGCCGCCGGCGGCGTGTATGTGTACGCGCTACCGGCAATCTGAATCGTGATGGCGTTCGTGCCCGACGGCACGAAGAATCCCTTATACATCGTGATGCGGCACCCATCGAGCGCACCAGATCGGCAGGCGCTCAGGAAACCTTGACCGTTGAAAGTGACCGCGCCCGCGGGGTTATCCAACTGAGGCGCGATCGTCAGATCTACCGATTGAGAATCCAAGCCGACTTTCTGAGTCAGGGAGCCGCGAATGAAAGTCAGCCCGCCGACATAGGTGATGCCGGCGACGGTAATGGGACCATCCCCGGCGCTGAAATAGTAATTCGACCCGTTCGCGAGCGCGAACTTGTAGCATTCGATCTTGATGTACTGCCCGCCGGCGAGAATGGCCAGCGTCGCATTGCTCGCGGCCTTCACAGTTTCACCTGGCGAAATTTAATCGAGCCGGTCGACCAAAGATTCTGCATGAACTGAGTCGCGGTCATGGCGTCATCGTCAAACCGGCAGCGATAGTAAAACGATCCCGTCCAAGTCAACACGGCCGCGGCGGTCGGGAAATGACCGCCAAGGAAATTGATGCCGCCTGCCACCGCGCTGCTAAAAACGTACTGCGTGCCCAGCGTCTGCAGCGCGCCGTTCACGTATATCTGCGGCGTGCCGTTGAAATTCTGGATTAGTTCGGGCGTGCCGGGGCCGCCGGAAGCCTGATAGGTTGCCGTGATCTGATACGTGGTTGCCGTGGTGTCGCTGCTGCCGACGATGGCAAATTGTTGGGCCGTAACCGAATTGAAAACCGGGTCGTCATAAAGAAACGTGCCGAACTTGCCCATCATCTGCATATAGAGACCAACGAGCGTCTGAAGTTCGGCGTAACTCGCCCCGTTTCGCAGGAATTCATAGGCCAATTCGAATTGCATCAACGGGTATTGCTGGTATGCAATCCGCGATTCCTTACCGCTCAACGCCTGCTGCACCTGCGTATTGAACATCGGCGTGCGGGTGCTTTCGTATTGAATTCCCGGCAGGGTCGGGTAGATTTGATCGGCCATTAGGAGAACCGGGCGCCTGTACGCTTGATCGCTTTTGTAATCGCGCTGCTGTTGCTGCGAAGATTCTTGGCGAGCAGTTTGTCCATCGTCTTGGGATCAACCCCGCCGGGGGTGTTTTTGCCGGCGAGGCCGCGAATGGTGTTGGCGTGTTCTTCGGGAAGGATCATTTCGCGTTGGTGCGTCTGGACGACGGGGTTCATGCCGCCAGGGATGTCGTATCCGCCTTCTGCCGAGAGCCCGGCTGCAAAGGACATGGCACCCGCGAAGGCCGCTGCGGCGGCCGCTGGCGCGAGTTCCGGCCCCACGTAAGGGATAGCAGCGGTCGAGGCGAACGCCGCGGAGCCGGCCACTGCGGCGTTATCGGTGACGGACCCCAGCGCGGTAGTTTTGCTGGCCAGCAAATTCTGAATCTGACCTTCGAGCCAGGTCGTGACCATGTTCGAAATGGTGCTGGTTATGATGTTCGTGATCGTCTTGTACATCTGCTGGACGGCCTGCTTCCAAGTTTCGGTGCCATTCAACATGCCTTGGATGACGCTGGCGAAACCAGATGACAGCGCGTCGAACGCTTTTTTCCAATCCTTGGTCTGTTCGTTGGCCGCTTTGATGTTAAGCGCGGCCAATTGTTGTTCATACTTTTGCGCGGCCGCGATCTTCTGCGCGTTCAGTTGCTCGAGCAGTTTGACGTTCTCTTCCGGATTCTTGCTCGCCGCGGCGATCTGCGCATTGATGCCGTCGACCGTGATGGCCAGCCGCTCGGCTTCGAACTGCCGCTCTTGGGCAAGCAACTGCGCCTCTGTCTGCTGGTGATTCGCGACGCGGTTCTGAGCGGCTTTTTCCTCCGCATCGACCCCGCCTAAACGCACTTTGTCGATGGCGTCCTGATTGATCTTGGCGAGCTCAAGTTCCTGCGCGTTTATTTCGCGTTGGATCGCGAGCACCTCGCCCTGCGCTTCCTTGGCGTGGGAACTATCGCCGCCCTCGGCCGCCGCAATCTTGGCCGCCATCTCCTGCGCGATGGCGAGCTTCGCTTGGAGATTATTTTTGTACTGCGCTTCCTGCGCCTTCATGCCGGCAAGTTGTTCTTCGTAGCCCTGCTTGTCGGCGGCGTATTCCAGTTTGTGGATTTCGCTCTGAACGTGAACGGCGTCCTCTTCGTTCAGCTTTTTGGTGGCGAGAATCTTCTTCCAATATTCGATTTCCTGCTGAATGGAAAATTCGATGAACTGGCCCTTGAGCCGAGTCTCTTCGCCGAACGCCTCCTTCTGTGCCTCAAGCCCCGCTTGGAGCGCGGCCATCTGACTTTTGAGCGCGCCGCCCTCGGAGGTTTCACCCCCTTTCGGCTTCGCGATGGCCGTCTGCTGCGCGGCCATATGTTCAAAAAATTCGCTGGTCGCCTTGTCGGCCTCCTGAGAATCCTTCTCCATTTCAGCGAACATGTCATGCGTTGCCGCTTTGACATTGGCGCTGGTGTCGTCCCAAGCCTTCGAAACCGATTCGCCGGGCGTCATGGCAGCGCGCAGGATGGCCACGCCGCCCTTGACCGACTGCACCAGGATGTTGAAAGCCCCTTTAATGCTGTCGATCACCTGATTGACGACGTTGGAGGTTTGGATAAAGACGGCACCCAGGGAAAAGATCACGGCCTTAAAGCCGTTGACCACTTGCGGACCGATATCTTCGAACCACTGGCCCAGACTCGTGAGGATCGGAAGCAACGCGTTGCCGATCACATTGCCGACACCCTCGATGACCTCGTGCACGCCATTCATGGCACTTCGATAGGCCTTAGTCTGGGCGACGCTCTCCGCGCCGACGACGAGACCGAGTTCGCTGGCCTTCTGACGGGCTTCTTCCATCACCTCTTTGGTCACGCGCAGGGTCGGCGCGATGTCCTTCCAGGCGCGGCCGTAGATTTTCACGCCCTCGACGTTGCGATCGGTGCCCTCTTTGAACTCAAGTAGCCGTTCGTTCGTATCCATCATGATATCGGCGGTCGAACGGAAGTTTCCGTCCTGATCGCGCGTCGCCACGCCTAACTTCTTGAACGCATCCTCGTTCTTATTTAGCGTCTGCGTGATCTTGGACGCGCCCGCAGAGAATTCATCCTGCGTAACGAACACGGACGCCAGGGCGACGTTCAGGACGGAGGCATCGGTCGCCGATATGCCGAGTTGGCGACCGAGTTTCTGCGCGTTGACGGAGAGATTGACCGTCGATTCGATCATCTCTTTGAACGCTTCGCCGCCGGCAAGTGCCGCTTGGAACGCGATGAAGACGCCGGTGATCTTCTCGAACGCGCCCTGCAACGTCTCAAGTTTGCCGCGGATTTGTTCGACGGATTCGGAGATCTGCCCCTGCACCTCGGCCATCTTCGCGCCGACGCCGGTATCCTCAGCGCCAACCTGAAATTTGACGTCTTCGTTGCTCATAGATCTCTACTTCGGAATGGCGCCCGGGAAAACGGAAAGCATGTGCATGATGTCCGGCGTCTCTTCTGGCTTACTCTTCACGGCGCCCGACTTAATCTTTAGATATGCCTGCACCATCGCCTGAACCGGCGGGCGCAACGTGAGGTAGTCGGTCCAGGAATTGAGGCGAGGCAGATCCCAGTCATTGCGCACCTGATCCCACGTATGCCCCGTGGTCCCGATCAGATGACAATAGAGTTGGTCCCAGTCTAGGAACTCCCCGCCGTCGCTTTTTTTGCTTCTTGTGTCTTCCGCTGAATGCCCGACACATCCATGATCGCGTTCATGACGTCGATCATGTTGCCGATGTCAAGCAACGGCGGACGATCCCAGATCAGGTCGCCGTCCTCATTTTCGTGAAACACGCCCTTGATATCGCGGCGCGTTATCGCCGGATAGTTGCGATTTAACGAATGCAACGCCGCCGTGATGACCGTCTCAATCGACTCGGCATCCATTCCACCCTTGTAGTTCGTCAGTCGTTTCTGAAGCAACTCAAGGGACCCGAGCGCCAACGGTGGGAAGATATACGCCTGCCCATCCGCCAGCGTGAGCTCTACGCCTGGAACCATGGATTAGTTATCCGACGTGCTATAGGTCATGACCTGGCCGGCGCCGTTGGCGAACGCCTCAAAGTCGAATGACGGAATGGTAAAGTCGTCAAGCTTCGTCGCGATGGTCAGCTTGGTGGACAAACAATTGAACAGATGGACGATCAACTGTTTGCCGTTATAAGGCATATACAGATCGCACGCGAAAGAGGGCGCGTACCCCATCAACACGTTCTGCACCGTGCTTTGCCGCGCGGTGGCACTGGTGGCGGTGTATTGGAACGAGATGAATACGGTGGTGCCGGTATCCGCTGCTGCGAACGTGTAGACGCCTCCGGAAACAGAGTATTGACCCGTGGTCGGGCCGCTCGCCACGACGGTCAACGGGACGCCGCTCGAATTTCTGACGCCGAGATCCGCCACGAAGGTCGGTGTAGTGCCGCCGGACAATAGCGAGGCGTAAGAGGTGACCGGCGTAATCGTGTACGGCGTACCGGGAATCGCGGTGCCGGTCGTGTCGTAATAATCGTTGATCACGTTCGGATTCAGCGTTTGCCCGAAAAGCAAATTGTTCAGCAACGATCCGTTCATCTGCGCGAACGCTGCCTTGCCGCTGATCTTGCCCTTGCCGCGGCCGACGGCGAGCGGGAACTGGTTCGAGCCGTATAGCATCTTCGTGTCAAACGAGATGTCAAGGCTGACGTCCTGCAGCGCACCGAATTGAACCGGCGACGCCTGAACGGCCTGGCCTTGCGCGTTGGTGAGAGGCGTTCCGAAAAGAACACCAGCGCCAAATTGATATTGAGACATGCGGCCTCCTGATGTGCCGGTGATGATGGTTGCGGAAGTGGTGAACGATGCTGTGGCAGCCTGATAGCCGGAGAAGTTGCCTTCCGCGTCATAAGCGCCGACCTGAACTACATAGGGCGTATTAGGGGCGAGCCCACTCAAACCGAACGAAGTGGCCGAACTGCCGGTGTTGACCGGAATGGCCGACCCGCCCATGGGAGTAACCTGAAGTTCGTAGTAGGCGACCGGCGATCCCGCCGTTGCCGGCGACCAACTAATCATCGCGTAGGTCGAACCGACGCCGGAATCGCTGATCCCGTCGGCACCAGCCCAAGCCGGCGCCGCGTAAACAGCGAGCGTCGCCGCGCTGGTCGTCGCGCTGCCGGCGCTATTGGTAAAGACCGCGAGATATTGGTAACCGTTGTTCGCCGTCGTCAGCGTGGCGGTCGTGTAGCTCGTGTTTGTCGCGCCCGAGATATTCGACCAGGTCGAGCCGGAATTCGTCGATAGTTGCCACTGGACGGTTGGTGCCGGTGATCCGATCGCCGAGGCGATGAAGGTAGCCATACCGCCGGCGCCCGTCGTTAGGTTCGACGGGTTGGCGATGACGAGCGGCAGAAGCGCGCCGGTGCCCGCGACCGTATCCGGCGGATCCGTAATGCTACCCGCGCCCGCACCAGAGATGACCGCAACGCCCGAACCCACAACCGCGTCTGACGGGTCCGTGATCGCCCCGGAACCGGACGCGGAGGACCCGCTGCCGCCGGCGCCGTCGAAGGTAAACCCGCCTGACGCACCCCGATCGAATGTCGGGGCGGTGCCGTCAAACGTCCACGTCACGTTACGCTCCCGCTGCGGTGATCGTCAATCCGGTGATCTGGACCGTTTGCCCTGCCGCGAAGGTGGGGCCGCCTGCAAAATCAATGCTTGCGCCCGTGGTGCCGACATCGCCTTGGGCAATGCAGGTCGTGCCGCCCGACGAGGTGCACAAACGCCATTGGACGGCCGTACCCGCGACGACACCCGACGACACCGACATCCCCGATACGTTAAACGTGAGGACGCCGGAAGCCACGGTGCCGATCGGGTTGTTGCAGGGAATGGAAGCGAGCAAAGTGCCTGAGGCGGCCGCGGCGCAGTTGGCTGCCGCCGCGGAGTACAGGAGAATGAACGCCGTGGCGCCCGCGCGAGACACGAGATCACCCATGTTGTTCGCTCGATGCGTCGCATCGTATTGAATGGTCATCGAATACCCCTTTTAACGTTACTGGCGCAGGCAGGAATACGAGACGCTGAGCGTTTCGGTCAGAATCGTGAACGACTCACCGCGCGAGAAATTCGACGAGGCAAGCGTCGCGTTGTCTGTGGTGAAAGCCACGAACCAATACTGCACATTCGATCCGCTTGACGGCGACCAAGAAAAAGTCTGAGCATTCGTCGGACTTCCCGATGATTGATAGATCAGACTCCCGCCAAGCGCAGACACCTGCGAATAGGTCAAATTGTTGTTAGTAGCCGTCAGCGTCGCCAGTGCGCTCGTTGGGTTGCTAGTGAATTCATAAATAACCTCGCCGACTCGGCGAGTTTGTTGAAACGGATAAAGCACGAACACGGCATATTGCCCGTAGCCATTCGCGACAAAGCCCGGCGGCTGGAGATAAAACGTCGCCGGGTTTGTATAGCCGACCGCTGTCGTGTAATTAATGTTGCCAAAACCGAATGACGTCGATGCTCCGCTGCCGGTGGACGCCGCATATCCCGTTGACCAGTTGCTCGCACTTTGCCTGAGTGCGGCCTTTATATCGCCCCAGGTCCAGGTTGGATGCGCAGACTTAATCGCCGTTAGAACCGCCGTGACCGCTTCCTGAGTCGCGGATGGCGAACTGGCATCGACCGGAGTTCCAGTGCATCCGAGAAAACCGCTGGCGCAAATACTCCATTGGCAATTCGTGCCGACAACACAGGTTTGACCCGGACCTCCCGCATTCACACTGAATTCGATTCCGTTCTGATACCCGCACCCGCCGGACGACCCGGCACTCGAGGCGATGTTCGGAAGCGCGGTGATATACGCGATCGGCGGATAGTCGTTTGCTGCAGGAGTCCCGCAATAGGCGACCGAGTATAAAATTCCGTTTGACTCAAGCGATTGATAGAACTGCTGGTCGAGAGCAGTGATGCTGGAACCCGAGCTCGATGAGCGATTGATAATTTGATACGGAACCGATGGCGTCACAACGCTTGTAGATCCGAGCGCGAACTCGGTCTGGCCGGTGTTGGCGGCATTAGAAATTGCGGTACCGTCGTACAAGAAGTTCGTGCTACCTACAGAATTTAGGCATCCCGTTCCTCCGGTCAGTCCGCTCGCACACGTTTGATTCAGAGAAACAGATCCAGCGGAAGGGCCTGTTGTTGTGGAATACGAGAGTCCGATCGCAGTCAGGGCATTCGATAAGGCTCCGCTGATGTGATCGGAATTATTGAGAACACTAGGCTGGTTTGCAGCCCAAGCCGACGTAGCAAACAGAAAAAGGAACGCGAGCAAAAAACGCATTGCTTAGTACCCCTCGCAGAAATACTTGACGATATCGCCGCTGACCGTGGTTCCGGACACAGTGAGCGTCGAGGTCGTTGCTGTGGCAATCTGTGCATAGTCGGCGGCGGTCGTCTCGTCATGCGCCGAGCAAAAATAGCCGTGGATGTTGGCGACCGTCGGCAATGCGATTGTGACCGTGCAGGTGCCGCTAGTCCCAGAGGTGTACTGGCCCACCGCCACACCGCCAGAACTTGCGGAAATCGAACAGCCGGATGGGGTCGCCTGCGTGCCTTGATTCAGCACCGGACCAGCAAGCGCGATGGAGCCCGGTACGCCGGAGTTGACCGCAGTGCCCGACGTGATCGTGACGGTGCCGCCGTTGCGCGCGGTTCCGAGCGTCGATGCGCCGTTGGTGGCGGTAAGTGCCATCGTGCCGCCGTTACCCTCAAAAGCAGTCCCTGACGTTAGCGTGACATTCCCACCTCGTCCCGTAACGCCAGCCGCCGAAGGTGCGCCATTACCCGCGCTGAGAAACAGGCTGCCGCCGTTCGCCGCGCCTACCCCGATGCCACTGCCTGCCGCAAAATTAAGGCCGCCGCCCGCGTGCGGAGTAGTTCCCTGCGTGACTGAGGTTGGGACTGTGATGTTGATCGTGCCACCACTGCTTTCCGTGCCCACACCACTTTGAATGTTTAAAACTTCTCCGGTGCTGCTGTTAGGGCTGACGGCCTGGACCGTTACCGTGGCGCTGCCAGTCGGTGGGTTTAGTGTGATCGTTGACGCACCTGGCAGCGCGCCGACAGAGTTTGAAAGTGTCCATGTTTGCGCGGTCGAGCCGATCGTGATCGCGCCGCTCGTCGTGGCAAGGCTAAAAATATCGCCGCCGTAGACGTTCCCGCTTCTGACAAAGACCGCGACATCACAGTTTTGCGGCAATGTCCCGACGAAATTGTTAGAGCGCGTCCATGTGCTGCTCGTGTTGACAATGTAAATGCCATTTAAATAGGTGTTGATAATATAGCCCGTGATCAACACGGTCTGGCCTTGCACCATCACGACGCCATCGACAGTCGCGCCACCGCTCGGCAGGGTTGTACCCGTAGACCCGCCGCCGCCGAAAATCGTATTTAGGCAGTACGAGTCGCAGATTGCCGAGACCGCCATCGATGTGCCAAGCATCGCATTGACCTGCAGCGGCGTGAGCGCGATCGGCGTTGTTGCGGTGCTGGTGTTATTGCCGATCAACGCCGGAGTGCTTGTTGAGCCCGCCGTGCCAACGACCGTCGCCATCTTTGAGAGCGTAATGGCATTCGTCGCAATCTGTTGGCTGTTCCAGGTGCCGGTAAGATCGCCGCCCGGTTGAAAGACGCCATACGCCTGCGAGAAAGCGAACGCCGGTAGCAGCGCCGACAGAAGGATCGCAGCAATTTTCTTCATGACAAGATGCCCCAGGAGGTTGTAGCCAAATCGTAAACGAGCAACGCCTTTTGGAACGGGACCAGCGAATAACTGGCACCGCCAGGCAAAAGAAACTGATTCGCGCTCGCCGATGAGGACGAGGCGTGCAGGAGAGTAATATTGTTGGTGATCGTCGTGTCTCGATTCTCGAGCAACACACGCGCGCCGTCGGCAAACCCCGTTGCACTCAAGCCGGTTATCTGGACGCCGGCCGACGGATTCAGTTTTAGTTTGTTGACCGAAGGCCCCCAGCCAGTCGGCGCGTAATCGTTTTGGTTCGCAGAGAGCGCCGCGGAGACCACCGAATTAAAATTCCCTGTAAGCGGTAGCGCCCCGATGACGTAGGGCGTGCCGGCGGCGATCGCCGTCGATAGATTGGTCCGCAATACCAGGGTGTTGCCGATGTTTGACTTGATGCCGAAGGTCTGTCCGGCATAGGGGCCCGCAAGCAACGTCACGCCAAAGTCGGTCCACTGATTCGCGGTCCAACTTTGGTTGCCGTCGATGATGCTGCCGGGATTCGTTGAACCGGCAAGATTTGCGAACCCATCGGAACCCGCATTCACGACGGTCGGCGAAATCTGATAGCCGACGCCTGACGCGATCACAGCGCCGAACGCGGTGCTTACCGTAATTGAATTCGAAGTGTTGCTTTGGATCGTCTGCGAATCGCCGGCGTTCGCGCCGGTCAATAGCGTCAGCGTTTGACCGGCGAACTGCCCTAACCCGCCGTTCGCCGAAGTGTTCCAGCTATTCGTCGCATCGTTAAGAACCGTGGTCGAACCCGCGCTGCTTGAGACTCCGAATGTCCCGGGATTCGTTGCCCGATATCCGATCGCGGATAGGAAGTGAGCGTGATCCGATTTGACCTTCGTGAAACCTGCGCGCGGTATGTCGCCGGTGCCATCGCCCGGAGTCGTTCCGATCGCAATCGGATTCAATGCGGTTGTCATATCTTCTCCAGATGATCCGCCGCCGAGCATGGCAAGCTGAACGAGTATTGGGAGCATGTAATTAAAGCCCCCATGGGTTTAACTTCTTATCCGTAATGTGCATAACCCGCCCCACCGAGACCCACATAAACTTTTCCAAAATTGTTGGGATCTGCGGCAATGCAACCCGCGCACCCAAACGTCTGCAACGTCGTGTTCGGATCGCCAAGACTGTTCCAGGTAGTCGCATTGTCCGTGGAGTAATAGACGCCGTAGACGTTGTTCACATAACCCACAACATAAATGCTCGGGTAAGAAGCGCCCGGAGCGATCGCGCCAAAATTGAAGCATTGGACACCGTTGACCCCGGAAACCGTTGTCCACGTCACTCCGCTGTTGGTCGATCGATAGAAAGGTACGGATTGCGAATTGTTGAAGGTCTGAGAGCCGACATTCCCTGGCGTGTAGAACAGATGGCCCGCATTTCCCGGCACCGATCGAATCGTTGAGCCGTACCCCGCCCAGGTGCTGTTGCTTTCGATATAGCCCGATAGCTGCTGCGTCCAAGTCGCACCGCTATTGGTGCTGACGTACACGCCCTTACCGCCCCAATAGAGATAAAACGTATTCGCGGTGACGCGATCCGCGCACACAGCCCGTTGGTTGTTGTAATACTGCGCTTGATAGCCCGCCCAGCTCGATATTCCGGATATCGAAATCTGCGTCCAACTTGTCCCGCCGTTAGTCGTATAAGACGGCGCGACGCCTCCGGCTGGCGACCAAAGGATATTTGATGGAGTGCTCGCGGCGATGCTGCCGCCGCCGATTCCGAAACTTTGCGTATGCCCTGCGGGTGAAGCTGCAAAGGCCGTCCAACTCGCGCCGTTATTGGTTGTGATGCCGCTTTCTTCAGTGCCGAAATTGGCGATGCCTGCAATCGTGCCTGGGCTGGAAGAGGCGTAATCGGCCGACCACCCCGCAATGATCGCGTCCGAATTGGTCGGCCCGTAGGTTGCGGGGTAAGCCGCCTGATTCGTTATGTCAAAGAACGGGCGATCCCAAGAAACCAGCAAAGGCGTCGAGCCAGTCGTCGGCGCGATGATGATTTCATTCGCCACCAATTGCTCGATGCCGACCGAAAAATCATTCCACGAGGTAGCGGTCGTTGCAGTGAAACCGGAAGAAGGAAGGGTCGTTTGCCATACGCCCGTACCCGCCGAACAGATCAATTCGCCGTTTGTCGTCGGCGAAAACGCGCAGGCTCCGGCGTCGATGAAGATGTTTGTGGCCGACCCATTATAGTTTGCCGCCACTAGCCAGGGGATTTGTTTGGCTACCGTCGTGGTCTGGTAGTTCGCACCACTCCATGTCGCGCCACCATCGTAGCTCAAACTGATCCAGCCGCTGCCGCGAAGCGCAGCGATTTCGCTGTTGTTGAACGGATTGATGGCTACCGTCTGCACGCCGTTTCCGTCTGTGTACAACGTAGACCAAGTACCGCCGCTGTACTTATAGAGGCCCGCGCTGTTGGCGACAAAGTAATGGCCCGACCCATCGATGGCCGCGCCATTCATCGTGGTTGGGCCACCAGTGGTCGCAGTCCATGTGGCGCCCGCATTGTTGCTGACGTACAGGCCCGTACCATACACAAAGGCATAGATCGTCTGCGTGACGCCGCCGGTGACGGTTCCGTTGGCGTTGAACAGGAGACCGCAAATGCCCGCGCCAGTGCCCGCCGGGAGGCTTGAGGTCGGTATCTGCGTGAAAGAAGTTCCGCCGTTGGTCGTCAAATACAGACCGTTGTTTTCAGTGCCGACGAAAACGATGTTCGAATTATACGGGTCCACCGCCATGCGCTGGCTGACTTGGCCATAGTTGTCATTTGGGTTCATGCCGCCGGTGTTTTGCGCGAACGCGGTTTGAGTCCAGGTCGTGCCCTGATTGGAACTTACCCACACGTAGCCATCGAACACCGCATAGAAGATCTGCGTGTTGCTTGGGGCGATCTGAATCTCAAAACACCCTTGCGGAAAAGCCAAAACGGTAGCGGCAGTGACGAATGACGAAGGCAGTGAATTCGTTGTGAAAAGCTGAACCCAATTAAAGCCGTTGTATAGATACGCGCCATTCGTATCCGTGCGTGCGACCATCGTCCCATCGGGAGCAATGTTGAGGCCTCTGACAAAACCGCCGGCCCCGACTTTCAACGTCGTCCAGATAGGCGGAGCGTAAACCTCCTGATCGCTGAATTGACCGCTATAGAACTGAGCCTTACCGACTCTCAAAGCGACACTTCCATGACCGTCCGGATGGAGTCCGGAATCCAAATAATTAAATGACATCACATTGGCGTTGAATCCTTGCAGCACACCGGGATTTGCCGAGATTATTCCCGGTATCGCCGCCACATACCCTGGTAGCCAAGAATTGCTATACGGTGACGGCGGCGGCGATTCGATAAACACTTGTTTGCCCGCAGCCTGGAGGAGGGCAATCACCGTGTTCATGCCGTTGACGAAGTTAGACGTAGCGCCGACGCCATTCGTGCCGAGCTGAATGCAAACATTGTTGCCAGCGAAATTTGCCGAAAAAAGGTTTGTGTACTGAGTGGTGAGATAGGTCGCCCAATCGACCGAATTCCCCCCCCCAATATTCCAACCACCGCTGCCGCCCGGAGCCTGTTCGACGTAGTAGCCTTGCAGTTTTGAGGGCTTTTGTAACGCGGTAACGGTCCAAGTGGCCTGAGTTCCGCTTCCTCCGATTTGCGTGAAAGGGACCGAAAGCACATCGCCGACCTTAAACCCGAAGCCCATGCCAATGATCGCAGATGGCTTTACGCTAACTACGTTACCGCTTGAATTCACGAAAACATTCGCGATCGCGCAAGATCCAGTGCCGCCGGTTAACAGCACCGTTTTGTAGGTCCCAGGCGTATACCCGCTGCCAGCGGTCGTGAGCGATCCGGCGGTTATGAAACCGCCTGTTCGGACGATCGTAGGGAAGGGAGCGCAGGGTATCTGAACGCCAGAATTGGGTCCGGAATCATCCGCCGGATTGTTGTAATGCATGGCATGCTCGGTGATCGAGTCACCCATGAAAAAGAAGCCGTTGTCGGGGGCTATCCCGCCGTTGCTCTCGCAATTCGTCGTGTCGAAAAGAAACGAACTGATTCCTATATCGGAATTCGCGCTGCTACCATTGCCTGCGGTGAACGCAAGCTGTACCCAATTCACGCCACCACCGACATCAATGATGTCATCCGCGTTGTTTTGAACGATGAGAGTCGCCGCCGAATACGGGGCACCACGAGAGCCAACCGTCACCCATCCAGTTGTCGGGTAGGTTCCGCCGGCAGCCGTGTTGGTCTGAATCAGATAAGCGCCTGGATTGTTGTAGTAAGGCGTGCTCGGCGCACTGGTGTACGAATCGTAATTTGGCTGACCATCGCTGTTCCAAAAATGTTTGACCTGAGTGCAGCCGCCCGCGGTTTGATAGCTGATGTCATACGCCAGCGTGACGACGTTTGTCGGCGAAGGAACGCCCTGACTTGAACGCCATTGCGAGCCAAATACACCGAGCCCGCTCGTGCCGCCGCTCGAGGTGTGCGGAATCGCCGGACTAATGCAGTCGGTGCCGTTGATCAGCAACGCGCCCCGATGACCTCTTTGCCAATCGAAAGACGCTTGTCCAGTCCCGCCAATGGGGAGAATTGTCGATCCATCGGTATCAAAAACGGTTTGGAAAGGTCCATCGCTTGAGGTTGGCCCAGCATAACCATTGGATCGCGTTTGCGTGAATCGATAGCGCACGCGCGAGATGCCATGAACGTCCGACATCAAATTCGTATACCGCATATAGAGTTCGTTGGCCGCGCACGTTGTACCGTCGCCGCCGCCGCTTTCCGTCGAAATGACTGGATAGCCTTGACTCAACGCATAGAGTTGGCCGTTGATCGCCGCGCTCGTTCCGTAACCCCCATCGGAACCGTTCTTTCCATAGATGTCGCCATCGGAATAAGACGGTGGCGTGCCGCTCGCGTAATCATGAACGCCAACCGCAAGATTTCCGGTCGGGTGAGTCGGCATGTACGCCAAGAAGTCTTGGACGTTTTGCGCATAGTTGTTGCCATTGATGATGCACAGATTTGTCGATCCGTTCGCGGTCGCGGCATTCACCATGCTCTGATAGCTTGCGAGTTGCCAATTGAACGGAATGAGCGACGGCGTACCGCCGCAGACAAAGACTGAGCAAAACGCGGATGCCATGTTCAACGCGGCGCTGCGATCACTTATCGTCGTCGATCCGCCAGCGGTCGTTGTCAGCTTGTAGCTATTTGGTTCAATGAACGGCTCATTGAACAGTTCAAAGGCGATCGCATTGTTGTTGATCCCAGGCTGCGGCTGAACTGCATTTCCGAATACGCCCGAAATGCTTGTCCAATAAAGGATCGCATCGCTCGTGTTCGCGAACTGCGGCTGGCCGCGCTGCAGGAGATGATAGGTTGTTGCGCCGATCACCACATCAATACCAGACCAATGCTGGTCGATGATGACATAGCTTCCGTCCGCTTGAGCCGCAGCAACTTCCGCAATTACTGACGCGCGATAAGTTCCAGCAGGATCTAGGTTTCTGGTGCTTCCAATTGTACCGATGACTGCATTGACGCTCGGCGCGTTTGAGTTGCTGCCCGACATATCGAGCGTTGGCCAAGTGACCGTAGTCGAGCCATTCATAAACGTGCCAACGGTGTAGGGCGTAGCGCCGCTAGTGCCGTTGAAATAGATTGGATAGGTTCCGCTTGCGAGCGCGAACGGCGTCGTCAGAGTTCCGCCCGTCGAGCCGAAAGTCGGTGCAGTCGGTGTAAATGCAATCGCGGTAGTGGCGACAAGATTGCCGCATGTGTACCCAAGCCAAGATTGGACGTTGATCGCGATGCGTTCGACGTTGCCCATCCAAGTGCGCAGGACATTATGATTTGGCGGACTACCATCGGACCAGTCTGTTGAATCCCCTTGAGCGCGCGCATATTCCAGGCCGCTGACATTCGTTCCCTGCAAAGTGCCGACTTGAGTGCCGTTTGATAGCTGATTTCCTTGACGAAGGAGAATGCCGGTAAACGGCAATTGCGCGCCGATTGGGTCGTTCGGCGTTGAAACTTGGGGCGCGAGAAAAATGAAAAATGGCGACATTACTTGTAGACCAACACGCCTTGGACTTGGGCCGCGGCGACGGCCGTCGTGTCGGCGTCAGTCGCGACGCCGGTGATGGTGTATCCGATGCCTGTCGTGAACGGAATGCCTCCCGATGCGCCTTTGTCGTCAGGAACTGTCGCTCCCGGCGCAAGATAAACGTCGAACGCCGGCGTGCCGCTGCCGGCAGTGGGCGCCGACGCGGTGTCATAGAACTTTACCCAGGCGCCGGTCGTACCGCTGTTGCTGAGCGTGTAGGACGCCAGAATTCCGCCGCTGCCTTTGACGCTCGTGGCGTTCGTGCTCGCTGCGGAATAGACGCGGGCGCGGCTCGTTCCCGGCGCGGTGCTAAGGATTGGCGTGTTGGAAAGAAGCGCAGCCGAAGGCGCGGAAACCGTCCCAGAAGCGGCGGCGCCGGCCGCCACGTTGACACGCAGATTGCCGGCAGTATCCAAAGACACAGCGGCAGATTTCCCTGCGGTCAAACTCGGCGCGCTGGAATCAACGGCGCCGGCGACCACCACCTCGGTCGTGGTCGACCGCGTAAAGGTCGCGCCGTCGGCTTGCGTCGGCTGAGTGACCGGCAGCGGGTTCGCCGTGGAAACCTGAATCGGTGTGGCCGTGGTCGCCGAAAATCCTATCTTGACGACCTGGGCATCGATGCTTGTCGCTGAATCGGTGTCGACCAACAATTGAGCGCCGCCGCTGCCTGCATTGAGTTGTAAGCCTGATCCGCTCATGGCAATCCTTTATGAAGTGATCATCACGGCAGGAGGACCCAATAGTTAGGGCCGCTGATGATGAGGTAATAGACGGCCTTGACCGCCATGCCGGGGTTTAGAATGAGATCCTCACCAGGGCCGTAAAACTGATTGGCCGCGCTTGAGCTTGTGTTCTGATGGGAAAGCGTTACTAAATTGCTGGTGCTAATGTTTCGAATGGTGATCGACTTTTCATCGGTGAGCGCCGTCGCCAACAAACCAGTGATCACGGCGTTGCCGGCCGACGGGTTGATATCGAGGCGGGAAACGGCCAAGAGCCCGCCAGTCGCGCCGCCAGTCGGATCCCAATTGTTGGTCTGACCGGCCGCCGGCACGGCGGCGAGATAGTTGCCGAGAATCAGCGCAGTGTTCGCATTGATGTCGGCAGCCCATTGTTTCAATTTCCGAGCCGCATTAAAGCCGGTATCACCAGTGCCGTCGCCGACCGCGCTGCCGTCGAGCAATTGCGAGCTCGTCGCCGCCGGAACACAGGTCGCCAACAAGCTTGTCGTGCCGCGCGCCGCATTGTCGATGAGAATCTGCGACACGGTTCGTCCTTTAAGCGAGAGTTGAGAAGGAGCCGACCGGCGTCAGATACCGGATGACGTAGCGAACTTCGGCCGCCAATGCGGTTTGGTCCGCCACTTCGAAATTCCAGCGGGTGTCCAATTCGATGCAGCGAGCCGCCAGGCCGGTTAGCGTGGTGTCGCTCATGATGGCCGTCTGAACTTGCTGCAGCGTCGCGTCCGCGACCGCGTCCGGCACGGCTGCTCGCACAACGGCGGTGATGCCCACCGTCATGTCGCGGATCGCGCCTTCGTTCCAATACTTGACGATTTTTTCCTCGATCGGTCGCAGAATGATGACGACGCCTTCCGAGCGATCGACCGGCGCCTCGCGCGATCGATAGACCGTCACGCCGGTCACGGTGCCCAGCCGTGCGACTAAATAGAGCATGATGTTTTCGCGCGCACTGGTCGTCACGTGCGCTCCAAGATCGCTTCGAATATCTGGCCGTCGTCGATGCTGTTGACCTGGATCACGCTATAGGCAACGTCGTTTACGGTGATTGAATCGCCGAACGATAGGCCGACGAAGTCGGACGCCACATAGCCGATCTTATAATTGCGGCTTTGCACTTGATGCGTCAGCAAGTCGCTGTCGACCTGATCGAAAATGACCTGCGCGGTGACCGCGCCGGACGACATCGGCGACCCATCAAGAAGATAGGTGCCGCTGCTGAAAATAGGGGCGGCAGAATCGAGGGTCCAGGCGCCGCCTGAACCCCCGTTCCATACCGCAGTTACGCCGAAATCTTGAAAGAACGTTCCAAGATTTTCGGCGAATGTCATGACGCCCTCTTAGGCGTATTTCTTGGCCGCGAGCAATGAGACCCCGACGAGCGCGCCGGTGATGCCCGCGATCGTGCCGACGTAGCCGACATAACGGTTCGTCAGAGCAGTCTTCGGAATCACGACGCTCTGGATGCTGCTCGAGGCGGTGACGGCCGCGAACCCGCCGACAGCGACGGCCGCGGGCGTCGCGCCCGTGTTCGCCGCCGAGGTGTTAATAGCGCCGGTGAGAGACCCGGTGCCTGTCACCACGCCCACTTGCTGGACGGCGATCAAGTAGCCTTCGAACACTTCGGAATCGACCCAGTTACCCGAAGCCGTGGTGGCGCCTGCAGTGCTGGTCGCAGAAACGGGATCAAGAAGCGAATTGGCAACCACGTTGCCGGCTTCTGCTGAATTCAACATGTGATGTTCTCCTGAAAATTAAGACGGTTGAGGCGCGGCTTTCGGCGGCAGCGAAATTTTTGTCTTCGCTGCCGCTGATTCCGCGACCGGAGCGGGTGTCGGGGCGGCCGGGGGTGCAGGCGGCGCGGGAGGCTCGATCGGTTTGGCCTGCGGCGTATGCAGCAAGGCTTTGCCCGACGCGATCATTTCGCGCGCGAACGGTTCCGGCAGTTCGTGAACTTCGTCAGGAGCCGCGGCTTTGCCGGGCGCCACCACAAAGCCACGCGTGACCTTGATGTGTAGAGTCTTTTGAGTCATAGCGATTTAGTCTCCGGCTCTTGCGAGCCGGAGAGCCCTTCTCCTTTACCGATTGGTAATGTTTTAGGCCGCGACAGACGTCTGGACGAACGCCTGCGGATATCGCAGACCGACGTCGAGAGTCATCAGGGCGCGGACGCCGATGATGCCGGCCTGGAAGTTCGCATACGGGTTGACCTCGATCTCGAGCACACCCCACTCGCCGACGATAACTTGGCTCCAGTCGCCGAAAATCATCTGGCTGTTGCCCGCGCTGTAGGACAACTGGTTGCTGTTCATGGCCGGATAGCCGCAACACACCGCATCCCACAAGTTGCCGTCCCACAGCGGCGTCGCCGTGTTGGTGAACTTGACGCGCGTCATCAGGTTCTTCGCCTGCTGCGGAGTCGTGACGTAGCCGCCCGAAGTCGGGATGACGTTCGCCGCGGCCACGGTGCTCTGGAATTCCAGACAGCCCGCGTAGTTCATCGTGGTGATGCTGGAGTCCGTCAGATTGCCGACACCCGTGGTGTTCACGATGCCGGTGGGCTGGCCAGAGGTGCCGGGGCCGTTGAGCACGCCTTCGTCGACCGCCAAGGCGGTGATCGCGGCCAAGTCCGCATTGATGATGCCTTCCGCGTCCGGAGACGACTGCAGCAACAGCAACCGGCTGATCTCGGTGTAGGCGCCGACATTCTTCGGCGTCAACGCCATCTGGCCGAACGCCTGATTGGTCGGGGTCAATTGCGTACTTTCCGACGCCAGCCAGTAGGCCGAGCCGGCCGCCGTCTGGCGAGGGACCGTGACGTTACCGACCAAACCCGACAACGTGCGCGCGCCCATGCGATACGCCACTGCGCGATTGCGCAGCACTTCGATGAAGGACTGATTGATCGTCGCAACCAAATAGCCGCCCTGGTTCGCCGTGCCGACCGTTTCCGGCGTGCGAACGCCGCGCATCGCATCGCGAGCCGCAATGGAGCGCCCATCGATCGAACGCTGCTGGACCTCGAGCGGGACGTAGAACTTGTTGGGGTCCGGAGCGCGATTCAGACGCGCACCAATTTCGCGCGAGCATTCGGCTTCGAAACCCGCGGCCTGCCATGTCTTGTCGGCCACGGCGCGGATCGCTTTCGTGATGCTGAAACGATTCGCTTCCTGCGGGCTCAAGCCCAAAGAGCCGAGACCCGAGCTCGGATTCTTCTTGCCCCGTTCCTCCATGATCGTGAGCAATTCGTCGGACACCTTATCGACCGAGCGACCGGAGGTGATCCACAGATCGCGGATTGAATCCTGGATCTGATTGGCCTTGCACAGATTCTCAATCGCGCGCTTGCGATCCGCTTCCATGCTGAGCGCAGACTGAGACTCGGGATTCGCGCCACCCGCCGGCTTCTTGACATCGGACATTGAATGCTCCTTGAGCGTTTTGGCGGAAGCCGCCGGGATTGAAATCTTGGACGCCGACTTTTCTTCTTTGTCGTCGTCGTCATCGTCTTCTGAATCACCATCGCCGTCGTCGTCGGGCTCGTTCTTATCGCGGTCCTCGTCTTCGTCGTCGTCATCGTCCTTGGAACGCGGCTGACTGTTCTCGTCGAGCTCCGGCGTGACGTCGTCGCCGCTATCCTCATCGTCGCCGTTGTCGCCCTCATCACCTGTCAACATCGGGGCGACGGAATCGACCGGATCAGGCGGCAGCGCCGCAGCGATAGAGCCCGCATCCGGGTCATCTCCGACGACGTCCTCGCCGTCATCGTTCGATTCATCGTTATCGTCAGTGGTGACCGTCGTGTCGGGCATGGCCTTCACGCGAACGGGAAACTTGATGCCGGCCGCATCGCGGCCCACGCCGACCGTGGGGTCTGCCGGGACCGTGACGATCGAAACCTCGTAAGGCTCCCAATCGGTCGCCGTATAGGTATCGTTGTCCCGGTTTTCGGTGATCTCGTGGATCTGATAGCCGATCGATACATTGTGAAGGCCGCCGTCGATCATCTTGGCGATGTCGGCAGCGCGATCCGTATCGAACAATCCGCCTTCGAGCTGCAAACGGCCGTCCGCGACCGTGGCGCCGTTCACCATTCCGACCGGGTCATCCCAATTGTGGTTGAACAGAATAGGCATGTTGCCGCCCTTCGCGCGATCCAAACGCACGGCGCCTGGGTCATGTGAAAGGATTTCCGTCATACCCCAGCGGTCGACGGGGTATTCGGACGACGCCGAGAGTTTCAGCCGCGTGCGGCCATCGGCACCCTTGCGAACTTCAAGCGTGCAATTGCGCAGCTCCCGCTTCATTCGCGGGAGTTCTTTATGATCGGCCATGGATTATTCCTTCTTGGCGGTGAGGCGTTCGACGAAGCGTTCGGCGGCGCGCGTTCGCGACGTCAGGTCGGCGACCGTTTGAGTGGCCTCGTCTAACCGCTTCTCGAGCGTGCGAACGCTCTGCTGAGCGCCGGTCGATAGGGACTGCAACTGTTGGATCTCTTCCACGAGCGAAGTACGGAATTCCATTTCAGATCGCGTCTGCTGCGCGGCTTCAAGAATTCTTTCGTCGATCGTGCCAAGCCGTTCGCCGATATCACGAATCTCGCCCAGTCGGCGATCGTCCAACGCTTGCAAGGCTTCGAACCGTTTCGCAATGTCGGCATCGAGTTGCGTTTTGTCGGCTTGGAATTCGCGGATCGCCTTGGCGTGTTGTTCCGCCTGCGCATTGGCCCGCGTCAACGCCTTCGCCAATTCGGCCACCTGCTTTTTCTGTTGTTCGATCAAGGTGCGCGAGACGTCCAGATGTTCGACTATCTGATCACCAAACTCTCGTTCGCGGCTCTTGATTTGCCGAATTTGCGCAAACGCGTCGGCGACATCGTGAGACAGCGATTTAACTTTGGCATCGGTCGCCGCCGCGTTCGCCGCATCGGGCGCCGCGGCGCCGCCCGGGTGCGCGACCACAACCGGCGCCGGCGGCTCTGGCTTGGCTTCGTTGACTTTGATTTGACCTTCGGCCTGCGCTTGGGCGGCCACCACGCTGGCGGGTTCTAAATCGCCGGTGTCCGGATCGACAATGATCTGGCCGCGCGTTTCCGCCGGCACAAACACATCCGGCGAGGTGTCGAATACGAGGCCTTTATCCTTGAAGTATTTCAATTCCTCGGCGCGCTTCTCAGCGATGTCTTCGAGGTCTTGACCGCCGCTGGTGGCCGCGATGACATCCGATTGCGTCATGAAGCCGGCAACGACAGCCTGCTTATAGGCAGCAACTTCCTTGGTCGGGTCGATCCAACTCCAGCCGCGGGGGCGGAACATGCAACGGCTCGCGGAACGAACGGATAAACCACTGTTGGACGACGCGCCAAACGTCGCGATCATCCAGGAGCGCCAGACGGCTGCTCGAATAATTCGATTGTGAATAGTCGCGGCTCAGCGATTCATAAGAAGTGCCTAGGCCCGCGGCCACTTCGCGCAACATGAACCGCATAAACGGGTCGAGCGCAGAGTTTGGCCGGTTCGGCGCCACGAAATTAGCCGTTTCACCAGGTTGTAGGCGCATCCACATGCCGGGCTCGACCGGCTGTTGAATCGTGCCATCTTCCTGAGCGTCGCCCAAGCTCTCCGGATCCTCCGGCGTGGTGATCGTGCCGAGATAGGACGCGGAGCCGCGCGCGGCAATGATTTCGGCCTCGCTGTAGCCGTCCATGTCGGTCAATTTGCGAGCGATAGCGTGCATCCACGGCTCGCCTCGCGTCTGCGGCCAGCGGTCGATGATGCGCAGATGAAACATGTCCGCGGCGGGCACGCGCGAGATCTTCTCCGTCTGCTCAAAGCCGACTCGAATGTCGCCCGGGTGCTGATCGCGAATCCAATAAGCGATCGGCCGTTGGAACTTGTCGCATTCGACACCCATGCGGACCTGATTGCCAGGTGCGATGCCGTCCCCCGGCTGCTGATAGCCTTCGAGGATCCGTTCGGCTTCCACGACCTCAAGCGCGAGGGGCACTTGAGAACTGCCGAACTTGCTACGATGAACGCGGATGAAGATTTCGCCGGCTTCGAAAACCTGACCCATCATCAGCCGCTCAAGATCTGCGAAGTGAAGTTCGCCGCCGGTATGGCAAGAATCCGCCTTGCACCAAGTTTCCCAACCGTTTTCAATCCCTTCATTGACGGAATCGTTACTAGTGTTCTTCGCCGTCAGCACGCGGCCATCAAGCCGAATGCCGGTCCCGATCACGTTGTTGACGATGATCCGCTTGGCGCTTTTGGCGAACGCGGCATCGCGCACCAATTGGCGCGAACGCGTCCGCAGATTGCGCAACGAAGCGACGAGCTCGGCATCGGCCGAATTGTTGAAACCGACCGTGGTGCCGATGTTCAGGCGCGATGGGATCGCGCTCGCGTACATACGCTGTTGCGCCATTGTCGGGCCGAACGGACGCGGCTGGGCCGGCTTTACGCCGCGAAACCAATTCCAGACGCGTTTCGGGAAGCTATCTGGCACGTTGAAATCTCACAAGAATATTGCGATCGACGGAATTCTTGTTCAGGGATTTTTCGGTAAAGACTCGAGCGCGCCAGTAACGAAGGCCGTCGAGGATGTCCTTCTCAGCTTGGAATCGCATCTCACGATTGCCGATCGTATACGCCTGCACGCGGCCGCCGGTGGCTTGCCATTGCGTAAACGCTTGCTCGTATTGCGCCACGATCTTCTCGGCCTGCGTGCGGCCGTCATAGCCCGCCGGAGCATTCGCAAGGTTTTGAAGAACGGTAAGCTCGCCGTTGTCAATCGTCAGCGAGAAACCGCTCGCCGTGAGCGTCGCGGTGTAGAAGTACAGGCCGACCAGGAGTGCGCTGCTCTGCGCCTGAGAGATTGTGGTCTCCCAACCCGGGCCCGGCTCACTCCAATAGCCTTCGGTCACCACGCCTTGCGTCGGCACTCCGGTCAAAACGACGGGTGCGCTGGGCCCCACGATTGTCGTTGTCAAGCCGTAGGCGCTGCTGTCGTAGACGATCCCATCTGGATCCGTATAAGGGCCTTGCAGCCACGAGGGCGTGTCCCCTTGTACGAGCGATGTGATCATGAATGTCCTACCAAGTCTTGACCCAATTGCTTCTGGGCGGTGATTGCGGTCTCCGGCGTGCCGCAGGCGGTGCCGGTGGCGGCATCGGAGGATTCGGTGTTACGGGTTCCGGCGCCGCGGCCGGCGTCGGTGTCGAAGGCGTGCTACTCGTCGGCGGCGCGTTTGAGGTCGTCATCTGCCGCCGGCGCGAATCCCAGAACGGATCCTTGGCGCGATTCAGCCCTACGAGCGAGGCGGCCGCGTAGGCATATACCGCGCAATCCAACGCCTCGTTGCGCCGACCTTCCGGCAAGATCCACTCCCGTTTTGGGAAGCCCTTGACGTACTTGGTGACGTTGCGCTCGGCCGTTAATTGATCGTAGAAGTCTTCGGCCAGATCGGTTGAGAAGTGAACGTAGCCCGGGCCCGGCTTCACAATTTCTAGCCGCCCATACAGCGTGTCTTTGACGATGCTGACGCCGACCATGAAAAGCTGGACGCCTTTCTTGATCTTCTCGCCGCGGCGGTCGATGTCCTGCGGCGACGGCTTGCTGATCACCGCCTTGGCGTCGCCCTGCCCCTTAATCGCGATGAACTGCTGCAGGCCGTGCGCGAGGCGGCGATAGGAGTGCCGGCGGCAGAAGTGATAAACCTCTTGCGTCGCGTGGCCGGAGTCAATCGCGACACAGCGCGCGACGATCTGCGCGCCGCGCGCGTGTTGGATCGGCTGTTCAAAATACTCCAGCAAAGCCGCCCAGACTTCGGGCTCCGACGGGTTGCCGGAAAACACCTGGCGATCGAGCACCCAAGATTCCTCGCCGGGGCCGAAACCCCAGAGATAGGCCTCGATGCGATCCTTCTGGACGTCGGCGCCGCCGGTGATCAACAACGCTTCGGCCGGCGCCGTCGCGAGTCGGTAATCCTCGGCACGTTCGGCAAGTTTGGTCGCCTCGAGCGTGTCCTTGGAATCCTCCCACAGTTCGCCCAGGCTGATGTTAACCCAAGTCTTGAGCTCGTGCGGGTTGTCTTTGGCCGCGAGGAATGCCTTGGCGACATCGCCCAGCGTGCGCCACGGTGAATAGAGTTCGTTAATATGGAAACCAGCGACGCCGGTAAACGGCGCTGATCCGATCCACTCGCCTTTCGAAACCGCCTCGCGCTTCTGGCCCTCGTCGATGATGCACCCGCAATGCGGGCAGACATACCAGGCCTTGCTCGGGTCGACGTCCCACTTCACTTGCGCCCAGACCAACGTCTGCATCTCGCCGCAATGCGGGCACGGCACATAGAAGCGCCGTTTATCCGACTGGTTGTAAGCCTTCTCAATTCGGCTCGCACCCTTCACGGTCGGCGTCGAGACTTTCACGCGCTTACGATTCCAAAAGTTGACGGTGCGCTTTTCGGCCAGCGCCAGTGGGTCGCCCTCGGTGCCGGCACTGATCGGGTATCGATCGACCTCGTCGGCCAGTACCACGCGAATCGGGCGCGACGCCAAACTCGCTGGCGAATTAGCGCCGGCCATGGTCAATTGACCGCCGATGAACTGCTTATAGAGAATCGTATTGCCGTGATCGCGCGAAGCAACCGCGGCAGATCGCTCGGCCAGGATCGGCGTGTCGCGCAACATCGGCGCGACGCGATCCTTGCTGAAGGTCTCGGCCATATCGAGCGTCGGGTTCAGCGATAGGATCGGCCCGGGCTGATTCGTGATGATGTGCCCAATGATGTTGAGCAAGATCTCCGACTTGCCCACCTGGGCGCTCGACATGATGACGACGTCCTGGACCGACGGGTCGTCATAGGCATCCATGATGCCGCGCTGATACTCGGCTCGAGATGTGCGCCATTGTCCCGGCTCTGCCGAGGCCTCGCTACTCAGCCTTCGGTATTGGTCCGCCCACTGGCTGGTCGTCTGTTTCGGCGGCGGCGCCCACGCTAGGCGCACGTCTTGATAGATCACTGCCGGATCCGTCATCGGCGCCAGCGAGTTCGGTAAGGACTGCATCGATCTCTGTTTGTATGCGATCGACGATCACCGCCGCATCGCTGATGTTGGTAAGTTGCGGGCCGATTTTGGACGCGATCACGCGCAATAACGACTTGGCAATGGCGATGTTCTTGGCCCAAGTCTCGGCCACCTTGCGGCATTCGGTCAGATCGCCGCGGCGCACCGCGTTTTCCATCTCGACTTTTTCGCGTTGAGCGGTAACAAGTCTGCGCCGTTCGGTCTGGAGATCAGAACTTGCTGCGGTGCTCGCTGGGCCGCCGCGCGTCTCAATCACCTTTTGCAGATAGCGGATGTACCACGCCATGCAGGGGCCGAGCTCGTATTCGCCTCGAGCAACCTTTGGCAAACCTTCGCGCGTGAGTTGGTGCACGCGTTGCGGCGTGAGATTCAACGCCTTGGAGACCGCGGTGATGTCAGCCATTGAGGAATCGAACCGAGTCAGATGCCGGATCGTAGGCCGACGGCTTGAACGAGAATGAATAGGTCTTTACGTGCCGGCGGAACCCGACTTTGCGATCCATGTTCCCGCCCGGCTTCGGCGTATCCCGTTGGATGTTCTCCAACTGCCAGGCTGCTTGCCGTTTCATCGCGAGATAGACCGGCGTGCTTGAGAACTTTGCCCGCACATCGTATCCCTTGCGCGACATCAGCAGGCTCGTCGCGTTGATCACCTTGATGCCGAGACCGAAGCCCGCATAGTCCGGATGAATCACTGTGCGATTGCTATGCATCAGTTTCGCCATCCCCGGTTTTTGCGGAACGTAGTTCGCAAAGCATTGAAAGCCGATCTGCTCTTTACCGTGGAACACACCATAGAAGCGGACTAACCCACCCGGAACCGAATCGGTCAGATAGTGATAACGGCTAAAGTACCGCCAGGAATATCGATCGATCTCCCGGATTCCGAATTCAAGTCGCTCTGCGCGGCGAAAGTCTCGACAAAGAGACCTCCGATCGATGAACGTCTGCTTATTGCAGTCGATCACCCAATCGGGATTCAGCCAATCGATGACATCGTAATGGCAAGAATTGAGCACCACCCGTTTGCCGGTTTTGCGCGCGTGCTTCTGAATACAATGCGACATGACTTTCGCCACGGTGCGATCGACGACCGAAGTCCATTCGTCAATCACAGTGACGCCGTCGCGCTGCGCCGCCATCTGCAACGCGCATTCGGCCCGGGCTTTCTGGCCGTTGGACAGCGTGTACGCGGGGCGGATCCAACACGGCACCGCCGTCAGGCCGACCCCAGACAGGATCGCCGCGCATTCGTCGTATGAGAACGCCTCGGGAAATTGTTCGATCACCGGCCGCGCCGGGTCAAGCAACGTCGCGAAGCAATCTGAGCCGAATATGTGCTGCGCCAAGGTCGTCTTGCCAGAGCCGGAGGCGCCGACGATCAGTCCGACGCTGTAGGGCGTCTCGAGGTCCGCGTCCACAGCGAAATGATGGATGCTTTTCTTCTCGGCGTCGATGTCGAGAGAGTTCGCCGCTTTGACGCAGCGAAAACTGGTGGCGACAGCCGACTGAAGCGTCAGTTCGTAGCGCATCAGTTCATCACCTTGACCTTCAGGCCGCGCGTTTGGAGTTCGTCGAACAAAGCCGCTTGAGCCGTTTCGTCGGCGAACTCCACCAGGACGAGGTACTTATCGGCGAACGCCGAGGGCGCCTCGTCGCTGTTAACGTCGCCGGGCTGGATGTCGCCTAGCAGCGCGGCGAGTTCCGCGCCTTCAAAGCCGGTCGATTGAACGTCATAACCTTCCTTGGAAAGATCTTGAAGTTCCACGGCCAGCAATTCGTGATCCCACCCGGCGTTAAGCGCGAGTTTATTGTCCGCGATCACGTAGGCGCGTTTCTGCGCCTCGGTCCAACCACGCGCGACGATCACTGGCACTTCCGACCAGCCGAGTTTCTTGGCGGCCATTGTGCGGCCGTGACCGGCAAGGATCGTATCGTGTTCGTCGATCAGCACCGGCGAAGTGAAGCCCCACTCCCGGATCGACGCGGCGACCTGAGCGACCTGCGCGTCCGAGTGCGTGCGCGAATTCCTCGCGTAAGGGACCAATTTGTCAAGTGATCGTTTTTCGACCTGAAATCCAGGGCCTTTTGCGTCTTTTTGCGTCATTTTCCATGCCTAAGTCGTTGATTTAGCGACGTTTTCCGTCGTTTGGCGTCGACTGGCCTAAGTCATTGATTATTAAAGGCATTTAGTTCCAAAAAACCCATTCGGGGGGCTTTTTATTTACCTTTTGGTAACTTAGAATGACTTCACGGTAAAGAGATTGATTAAACGAACTGACTAGAACGATTCATTAAACGCAAACAGGAGATTAGGGACATGGCTCACGAATTAGACTTTAGTAAAGGCATCGCCTCTTTCGCCTTCACGGGCGATCGCGATTCCATCTGGCACGGACTCGGCCAAGAGATCCTGCCGACCGACTCCATAGACGTGATTTTGAAGAAAGCGGGCCTCGACTGGAACGCCGTCAAGGCGCCCGTTCAGTACGCCGTTGCCGGCGGGTCGATGAAGTCCTTCAAGAATACGTCTGTGATCTACCGCGACGACACGGGCCACGCGCTCGGCACTGTCTCAGACAATCGCTACAGCATCGTCCAGCCGCGCGAGATCATGGAATTCTTCCGCGACTTTCTCTCCGAGAATGGGCTCTCGATCTCCACCGCGGGTGGCGTGCGCGGGGGTCGCATGGACTCTTACGTGCGCCTCCAGACGTCTTTCGACGGGACGCGCGCGACTGACCTCGTCGCGACAGTCACGCGTCAAGTGTGCGCCAACACGATGCGCCTGTGCGACGCAGACGCCGATCGCGACGGCTACCGCGTCAGTCACTCGACGCAGTTCGATGCCAAGGCTCTCCAGAGCGCGTTTGGGCTCTTGGGCCAACAGCACCAGACCAGCGCGAAGATTTGGAACGCCCTCGCCAAGACGCAGGTGACCGACGCCGAAGCCGCCCAGTTCTTCTGCGATCTGCTCGACGTCAATGCCGAAGACTTCGGCAAGGTCGACAAGGAAGGCAAGAAGCTCGTGGCGACACGCACCGAAAACAAAATGCGCTCGCTCCTGACCGCTTACAAGAAGGGCCCGGGCGCCGACGCGAAGTCTGCCAAGGACACTGCGTTCGGGTTGCTCAACGCGGTGACCTACTACGTCGACCACGAAGCGACGACGCTCGACATGGACGGCGAAGGCAAAGACTCCGCGCGCCTCACGTCTGCGTGGTTCGGGACGGGCGCCAAGGTGAAAGACAAGGCGCAACGCCTCGCCCTCGCCTTGACGAAGGATCCCGAACTAATGGCGATTGCCGCGTAAGCCCTGCGTCATGCCCCCTCGATCGTGAGGGGGCATCGCGAAGAGTTCACGCACTGAACATAAGGAGACTGCAATGTCGATTAAAGGCCAATTCCTGTGCATATCGCACGTGCGCGCGCCCGAGGTTCACATCCTCGACGATATCGGGCTCGCCGCGCTAAACGATCGCCTACGGGTCGCAAGCAAGCGGGAGTCCGACTCCGCGCGGCTGGCTGCGCACCGCTTCGCGTTCGGGTTCGCGTTTGACTACGCGATCCCCTGCTGGGTCCGTGGCTCTCTTGAGGCCATCGCGCTCGATTGGGACGACCGACGGAACCCGCACGTCGACCAGATCAAGTTCCTGGCGGCCGCAATCGCCACGGGCTCGACCTTCGGGGCCGATCGCGGGGGGTCTGACGACACGGATGGCGGCTTGGGGGTAGACGCGCAGCCCACCCCGACGCCGATCGCACCGTCGGGCGCTGCGCGACTGTTTGACATGGTGCAATCATGAGCCTCAACGAGAAGCAACGTTGCGCTCTGATGCGCTCGCTTGATGCTCGGTTGCAAGTAATCCGCCACTATCGACGCGTGGACAGTAAAGCGATCGTGAATTACAACCGCGATCTGGTGCTGTCCGAATTCGACGGTTACATACCGCCGACCCCGGCGCGCGTCGTCGAATTGCGCGATCTTGCCGTGAAACGCGTTCGCGCAAGCGACGCGGAGGAAAATTTACTTTTGGAAGCCGCGTCGGTCGCCGGAATCCTGGACGACAAGGCGGTGGCGTCATGAATGGGCCGATAAAACCGGAAACGTTCCACGTCATGCAATCGGTCGAAGGCGACGATGTTGCGATAGCTCATCGGCAGACGTTTGAAGCCGCCGAGGCAGCTTTGATCGAGGCGTCTAAACATTGTCGCGCCACCGACTTGTCGATATGGTCAAGTCGCGGGCTATGGTTCGCGTTCGTCGATCGTCGGACATCGCGCATCGTCAAGGTGCGGCAATGAGCGCGCATACGCCGGGACCTTGGCAGGCAATGAACCGCACCGACGGCATCACCGTTGAAGCCAATAGCGGCGCCGTCGTACAAGGCGCACTGATGACGTGGGCAGACGCCCGCCTAATCGCGCAGGCGCCCGCCCTGCTCGCCGCCGCGAAGGCAGCACTCGCGCTTTTCGAAGACCCCGACCACGACGACTATTTCGACCACCACAGGGTCGATGAAGTCGAGTGGTTACTGCGCGAAGCGGTCGCCGCCGCGGAGGGACCATGAATCTTTACGAACTGTTTTGGCTCGCCCTGTTCGCCGTTGGCATCGTCGGCGCCGGCGCCTGCTATCTGATCGATGCACTGAAATTCTTATTCACCACAGGAGATTGACGCAATGAAGATCCAACTCATGTTAGACCCCAAGCTCATCCGCGCGCTTGAACTGTTCGCGGGCGACAATGACGTGCGCTACTACCTCAACGGCTTGCATGTCGAAGCACTAGATGCGAGCACAGCGCAGATCACTGTCTCAGACGGCCACCGTATAATGCGCCACCGCATTTCCGAGGTGGGCCCGTTTGAACTGACCAGCCCCGAAGAGAGTTTCCCTTGCGGCGGGATTATCCCGCGCGACGTAGTCAAGGGCATAAAAGCCGACCGCATCGTGTTGTGTGTCGACACTGTTGCCTGGCGATATGACGTGAACGACGGCGAGCGCGGCGGAAAACTGATCGACGGGAAATTCCCCGACATCGATCGCGTCTGGCCGCGCACAGTTTCTGGCGAAGCCGGACAATACGATCCGGAATACCTAGCCGACATCGGCAAAGCATGCAAACTATTGGGCGTCAAATACGGCGGCACATTGATACAGAACGGGCCGACCGATGCGGCGCTGATTGTTTTACGCCACGATTTTGCCGGGCTTCTGATGCCGATGCGTAAAGACATAAACGTCGTTCCGAGTTGGGTCGCATCGACCATCAAACCCACCGTGCTGAAAGACAACGCGCTAGACCTTGCGGTCGCGCTGCGCGATCTATACGACTGCAACGCGGCTGGCATTTTGCCGAAATCAGTCGACCAAGTGCTTGTCAGGTCGCGCGAACTGCTTGAACGCGTCGGCATTCTCACGGCCGAACAGATCAAGGGAAAGGTGGCGGCATGAGCCGCCCTTTCAACCCGTTGCCTTGGACAGTCGTGCCTGACCAACCGACGCACGGCGCACAACTAATCGTCGTCGCGGCCGACACGAACGTGGTGGTCCGATCGCCAGAGGTCGAAGAGTTCGGTACTGCCGAACAGTTGGAGATCGATCGGCCCAATTTAGAGTTCATCGTGCGCGCTTGCAACGCGCACGACGACCTAGTCGCCGCGCTCCAGTCGTGTGATCTCGAATTGCAGGATATGCGGGAAGACTTCCACGGTGCGGCCGGTGCCCACCTCGACGCGGTGCATATTCGAGTGGCCGCTGTGCTGGCCAAGGCGGCCTCATGAGCCGCGCCAAATGGCTTTGCCCAAACTGCGGCTCGACCAACGTCGAGGTGCTTCTCCCCGCATGGTTCTACGTTTTTGAACGTCAGATCCCAATGGTCAACGGCAGAACGCGCATCGAAGACATCGCACGTCTATCGACATATGACGAAGACGCCGAACAGGGCGCTTGGGTTTGCAATGACTGCGACGAATCCGGCGACGAATCTCCCACTCGAAACACTCAGGAGGACTTGCAATGAACTTCATGCCCAACCGCATGGTGCGAATCGCTCGAGCGATGGCACCTTACACCGACGTCGATGATCACGGCAGCGCGATGATCGACATTCTGTCCGATCTCCAGCATTACGCCCAAGCCGTCGGCGTCAATTTTGACAACGCTTTGCGCGTTGCACGCGCGCATTACGCAGTCGAATCGACCGAGAATCAGAGGACGTCAGCATGAGTACGTTCAAATTTGGCGTGCGTCTGTACGCGTTCGTAGACATCGAAGCGGTGTCGAAATGACCTTCTTCAATCAAAAGCCGACGTGCCCGAAATGCGGCAGTAGTTTCGTCGTCTGCGATGCGACGATCTATTGGAACGACGGCTGGGAAATATCCGACGGCGTCGATTCAACGCAGGGTTCCTGCGGCGAATGTGATGCGCAGGGCATCACGTTCGTTTGGGTCGATGACATCGAAGAGGTGCCGGCATGAAACTTAAAAACTACGCGGCTTTAGCCAAAGCTGTACGGGAGGCGGCCGCGTGGCGCGGCAGCCTCACCGGCAATTACGGCGACGAAACCAGCATGCGCGAAGAGGACGAACGACTTGCGCAGTTCGATGCGGAGATCGCCGCGGCACGCCAGGGGTTAGCCGACGTGCGCCGAATGCGCTCGCTGTGGGTCAAACTAAATCGAAGGTATTCGGAACCCGACGGCATTGAGCCGCTTGAAGTTGCCGCAATCGTTTATCGACATTTGAAGAAAGCTAAACAATGACCGAGCAGAAACCGCTATTCGTCCCGCTTCTTGGCAAATGGTTCGATGCATTCGCCGATGGCTCCAAGCAATGGGAGCATCGGCTCATGCGACGACAATGGAACGTCGATCAAGTGCGCGTGGGGCGTCGCGTGACGCTCTCACGCGGCTATGGTCGATTCAATCGGCTGCATGGCGTCATTGTCGAAGTTCAGACGCACGAGGCATGCACCATGGGCGATCTCGAGATCTATCGCGACGTTAGCCCTGATGCCCTGATGATTGCGTTCAGGATCGCGCTAGATTGCGTTTAATCGCGCGCCCCTGACGTCAGGGGCGCAGATAGTAAAATCCACCGTCATTTGCTGCTGCCTAGCCACAGCGGGCGCGCGCAGCTACCCCCGGGCGGTTGGCGGTGGGGGGGACCCCCCGCCGCCGCGGGGGCGCGGTCCTTTTTCCTTTGGGCCTGGTGCCGCCGCCTGCCGCCGGCGCCGCCAATCCATGTGCCTACCTATCTAGCCGTTGACAATGAGCGCTCAACCGCTTTGGCAAACTCAATCGGGAATTGCCGTTGCGCCGTAGCCTCGGCAATGCCGTAGAAATTAAATCGCGCGCCGTATTTCGGTTGCCGCACGAAGATGATAAACGGAAACAGCGAGCCGCCCCGCTTACCGTAAATGCCGGGCAAGAGCTTTCCCCATTTCGTCATCAGAACCACGTAGTTCAACGTCTTGCCTTTGCGCCGTTTGAACTTGGAGGTGAGAATGCCGCGTGCCTGACCGATGCCTTGCTCGGCAATGTCGGACACCAATGCCCGCACCCAATTGATATCGATGTGACCGTTGCTGAGCTTAGCTGCCTTGCCTGGCACGGCATACATGCCTGCTGGTGGTAGGCCTAGCGGCTCGAGGATCGCCTCAAGCGCATACTGACGGCTACCACCGTAGATCTCTGGCCGCAGCCATCGCACGGCACCCTCGCCTGTGTCGCCGCCTTTGACGCCGACACTGGCCACCAGTTCGGTCTTCTCCGCACGCTTCACGTACATCGATCGCAGCGTGTAAGTCGTCGGATTCGAAAACGCTGACGACATGCCGGCGACCAGATCTTCCTTGATCGCCTGCGCCGTCTTCGTCAAAGCCAACGCCGTCGCAAAGGGGATCTGCTTGCGCACTTCCTCGATCTTGCGATAGGCCTTTTGGTCTTCGATCTTGAAAGTGAGCTTGATCATCGCGCGAGCTCCAGACTGCGGCGGGGTATGGGGGGCCGCGGGTGACACTGGGCCACAAGGCGAATTGGCCGCGCGCCAATTCGCGGAACCACGCACGAACAAAAAAGGCCGCGACGAATGTCCGGCCTTTTGGCTGGGGTGAGAAACCCGAGCGTGGTAATTTGGCCCGATCCCACGGGCAAAGTCAAGTAAAGGGCCGCTGTTTGCCCAATTGGTCAAGTCGAAGGCCCTTCGCCAAGCCATTTACGCATGTGCCCTGCGCCGACGGAAAGCCAAATTCTGTATTCCTGTCCGATGATCTCGTAGATCGGTTGCAACTTCCGCGTCCAATTGTGCCGCTCGACGCCCATGAGAATTTGGCCCATCGGCACCGTCTTGCCGTTGCCGGCCGCTTGTTGAAATCGCCAGGGTTGTCGATCTTCCACCAGCGTCATATCGACCAGGCCTTCGAGAAACGGTCGGGTCCCGAAGACCGTCGGCACCGTATCCGGCCAATCCTCAAGATTCTTCTGCCGGTTGGCGAACTGAAGCAACGCCGCGCGCAATGGCCAGAGGGCCAGATCGTCGAGGGCGTAGCTGAATCGCAAAGCGAGGAAGTATCGATTGTCCAAACCGCGGCACGCCATCGCGCATTCAGCCAACGTCCATTCGGCCTTCTTGGAACTGTGTGTGCTTTTCGCACCACCCCACCGGACTCGGCCATCCTTCAAACCGACACCAGGTCGGAACCATCTAGCCTGTTCGGCCAGTTCGCGCGCCGTCGCCCCCTTGCCATCCATCGGCGCACCCTTGGCCGCGGTCAAACTTGTGAGAACTTCCGGATTCATCGATTCCACCTCCAGAGGGTTGATCCATTGCGCCGTCACTATTTTGCTAAAAACTGCAATTGCAAAAACTTACAAATGCCCATTGCGCCGTTTTCTATTGCGCCGCCTTAAGGGGTCGGCGCAATGGCGCAATAGAGCGCGCCATTTTGCCTCCCGCCACGACTATGCGGCCGGCGCAATTCGGCGCAATTCGGCGCAATTGGCTGCAGAAAATTACAAATTGCCATCGCCGCCGTCATTCACGGCCAGATATTGCTTCTTCTGGCCGATCCGCTCATGTGCTGGCAGATCCGTCAGTATCAATCGACCCACCCGCTGCGCCTCACCAATCAGGTCGCGAAGGCGTGCCCGAGTGACCCCGATTTCCTTGTTGCGTAATTCCAACGACCGTGGCGTGTGCTTCCGGTCGGCGACCAATTCCAGCTCTACGAAACCGACGACTCGCTCGAGTTCCTCATCCAACGTCGCCGCTTGCCGTTGGCCCAGTGGGTCGGCCTGAATCTGCGTGAACAGGAAGCCGTTACGCAGAATGAAGATCGGCGTCGGGTCCAATTCGATATAGGATAGTTTATGCACGAGAATGGCAAGCAACCGGCCTTTCGACAAATCCTCGTCGCTGACCGCCGGCGGGATCCGATAGCGAACCCCGTTGAATTCATACTCCCGGTCCCGAATCCGCACCAACTGCCGTTGCCCGCGGGAGTTGTCGGCGAACGCCGTACCGCCTCGAGCCGCGTATTGGTCGACGATGCCGCCCCGCGCGACGGCCTGCGATACGTGATGGACGATCTGCGCCGCCGCGCGCAGTGACATGGCGATCCGTCGAGACACCCGCATCAGCTCCGACATGCCGTCATTGCCGGAAGCCTCGCCGGGCCCGAGAAGACTCGCCGGGTCCAAGTGACAGAGGCTGATGCCGAGTCCCGAATAGCGCTCTATTATCTCCACCACGAGTTTGGTCGAGCGCACCGCGCCCTTCGGGTCAATGCCGACCAAACGCGCATTGATCATCGACAAGTCCTCGATGTAAAAGCCATCGGCGACGATCTCCAATTCCGCCAGCGATAGGCCCATGGCGGCGCAGATCAGATTGAGGCGCGATTCGACGATCTGCCGAGAATCCTCCGCGGTGAGAAACAAGACTTTGCCGGGTTTTTTGACGAGTCGGCCCCAAAGCGGGCGACCGAGAATGATGTGAATCGCCTCGAAAATGGCTAAAGTCGTTTTGCCGGTGCCTCCGGGAGCCACGAAGCCGCAGGCGTCCATCAGCAATAGTTGGTCGACGATGATGTCGGGCTCCGGCGGCGGTCGCTGCAGATCGAAGAGATTGACCGGCTGAACCCGCAATGGCCCGGCGGGTTTGCTGTCCGCCGGCGGCGGCGGCTCATTGGCCGCAGCGGTGGCCGGCACCGCCGCGTAACATTCATCGACCGGCACGATCGGCTGGAATTCCGACGTCATGTCGGCATCCGCCATGCGCTGGAGCGTGGCGATTGTGCGCGGGTTCGGGTAATCGAGCGAGAAGGATGCGTATTTCGGGCCGCCATAGTCCGGGTCGTATTTCGGCGACCGCGAGCTCCACTGATCCCACAATTGTTCGCCGTCGGGGCCGCCGCCGGTCTCGAAGTGAAGCGCCATGCCGACATGCAGCCAGCCGTCGTAGTCCAATTCCGACGGGTCGATTCGCTCGAGCAGTTCTTCCAGATCCCGGCGTCCTACTCCGAGCGGTCGCTTTTCCGGCTGTTCGGCAACGGCCGTCAATTTGAGCCATAAAGCGAGCACGTCGGCCGGAATCGTCGGTATCCTCGACCAGTGGCCCTTGCCGCCCCATTCATAGACTGCACCGCTGGGGTGCACGGACGGAGGTAAAACGTCCTGCATTGAGCGACCCTTGGCCGAGGCGCAGCGCAGTTCGAAACCAAACTTGGAGAACATGCGGGTCGGCAGTTTAACGTCGCAGCGAAACAGGATTTTCGTCTTGTTGCTGTGCCCGCGATGAATCAAAACGGCATCGCCCGCGTCGAGCAGCGCCTGAAGGTCGATGTTGTGCTCAAGAAACCAAGCGATCGCCTTGTCCTTGTCGTCGATATCTATGCAAACGATGCCGCAATAGGCATGCAAGAGCCCGATGTTGCCGCCGATGACCGAGGCATCCTCTTCAGTGCGTATTGCAAATGCGAGATCGTTCCAGCCTTTCCAGAGCGGCCCCTTCTGGCCGACGGCAAATTGCGTCAGCACCAAGCCGGCGCGAACGTATTCGATCGCCCACTCGGCAGTCGTTTTAGGGCGGCGAGGGCTCATGCGCCGGTGGCGCGCTTCACAAAGTCGCACCCGGCGCAAGCCGGGCAGATATTTTCCTTGAGAAGTTTCGGTAAGCCCTCGAATTGTTTGGCTTTTGACGCGTTGGCGATTTTCTCGGCGAGCTCCGGCCCGGCGATCTTGCGGCCCGCGGCAAGATGGTAAAGATAGCCGACGGAGGTGCCGGCGAGCCGCGCCAATGCGGCCTTTTGTTGGGTGGTGGCTTGCCCCATCCAGGCGTTGATTTGTCTCTTCATGGGCCGGGGACTTTACCAATTGGTAACTACTTCATGCAACTTATTCAAACGACCGCGGTGAGAACGCGTCGCCGCTTCGCGACACAAACGCCGGAACGCAAAGATTTGTTTTGGCCTATGTACGCCGCCGCACATAACTTTTCTGGCGTCGAGTGTTACCTTCAGGTAAATTATCACCGTGAAGCAGGGGGCTAGGCATGAAGGACAACGATCAGCGACAGGAGGACGCTCGAAACAACTGGGTACAGCATATGACCGTATCGGCTAAACCGGACGATCTGATAAACGAGATTAGGCGCCGCAATCTGCGTCGGCTGATCGAAGAGTACGGCGGCGCGCGCATTCTAGCCAAGCGTCTCAACGTGAGCGAATCGCGGCTTTCGCACATCATGACTAGGGCACGCACCTGGGGCGAGCGATCGGCGCGCGCGTGGGAGAAAAAGCTGGGCCTTAACACAGGTTGGTTCGACACGGATTTCGAAAAACGTGAAGCGCGTCCCAGTATTGACAACGCGCTCTTAGCTGAAGTAAGCGCCGTTGTCACTACTGAAATAAAAGGTTCATCTATCAACGAGGAAAAACTTGTTCAATTGATCGCACTGGTTTTTTTCCACGCGTTGAAGGATGGCAAGGTGGATCGAGACCTGGTGCAGGGGCTAGTTCGAATGGCGAAATGAGAGGGAGTGGCAGATCAAAATGTCGGCAACCTTACCGGACGAAGATCTTGTGAAGGCTCGGATTGTCTACGCATTGAGGACGGGAAAGCCGCTGCGACCGGCATACAGCGAACTCAGGACGTTGCTGTATGTGATCGGCGTACTATTGACGACGATTCTTTTGGCGAATATCGCCATCTGCTACCACTTCTGGGTGACCTTGGGGCGCTAGAGCGGTTTAAAGCGATGACGGAAAAGAGGCGCACGTTAAGTGCGCCTTTTTTATTGCGCGTTGCATTATCTTCTTGACACGTCGCGTGACCTTTTGGTAAAAGTTTTGCCGAACACGGAACATATTACAAAACGCATAGGAGCGACGATGACCGCACGCACATTGGAGGCACTGGTCGAGAGTTGGCCGAGCATCGCGGACCGGGATAATCCGGAATTGGCGAACATTCTCGTCGCCTCATTGGATTTGGAGTCGCACATCACGCTGGGCGAGATTGCCGCGACAATGCGCAAACTGAACGAGAATCCGGACTTAGCCGCTTCGCTCCACGTGGAGACCAGCGGCCCCACGCCGATCGTGACATTGGAGTACCGCAAGCGTCCGCCCGAATTTTTCATCCCTCACTATCTGCGCCGCCAGAGCGCAACCACCACGCAGGAGCATTGAGCAATGACGATCGAGCTAGGCAGCAAGGTAAAAGACAGTCTTACCGCATTTCAGGGCACCGTAATCGGCCGCGCCGAATACTTGCACGAGGCCCCGTGCATTCAAATTCAACCGCTTTCGATCGAGGCCACCGGGCATCCCGAGGCAAAGTGGTACGCCGAGGCGCGTTTTTCGCCGCTCGGTGCCACCGACGATATTTCGGCCAAGAAAGAAGCGGCGCCGGCGAAAGTCGCGGGCACGGCGAAACCCGTTGCGGAAACGAAACCCGCCGAAAAGTCGGCCGAAGCGACGGTCGCCAACCCGCTCGAATACGACACGGTCAAGGCGGCCGTGCTGAAGCTCGCCAAAAAGAACAAAGAGGCCTTGATCGGCATCCTGCAGCGGTTCCAGATTTCGACCGCGCTTGAGATCAAGGATCAACCGGCAACCCTAGCGAACTTCTATCTGGAAGTTCAAACGGCACTGGCGTGAGCGGGAAGCACGCCCCGCTCGCTCCGTCTTCGGCGCATCGTTGGATGCACTGCGCGGCGTCGCATGCGCTCGAGCAAGGTTTGCCCGACACCGACAGCGCACATTCGATCGAGGGGACGCGGGCCCATACGCTCGCCAGCGATCTACTGTCCCAGGGCATTTACATGCACGATGATGAGTTCATCCCGCCACCCGACATGGTCGAGCATATTCAAGGCTACGTCGGGCGCGTATTGGCCTTGGCGAAAACCATGGGTCTCGGTTTCGATCAGATCGAGGTCGAACAGCGCGTGGATTGCCGCGAATTGGTGCCGCACTGCTACGGCACCGCCGACGTCATTCTCTCCGGCCACGAGCTCGTGGCGATCGACCTGAAGTACGGCATGGGCGTGCAGGTTGACGCCTATGAAAATGAGCAGGGAATGCTCTATTTGCTAGGTGCTTACCTTGAGCGGCGCTTCGCGCAAAGTTGGAGCAGTGGGCGCGTGATCATCGATCAGCCGCGCAAGGGCGGCATCAGCGAGTACCCGGTTTCGATTCCCGATTTATTGGCGTTCGGCGAACGTGCGAAGGCCGCGGCCGAAAAGGCTTTGTATCTCGCAGAGACCCAGCCGGCCAATCTTCAGGAGTTTGCCACGCCGGGCGAAAAGCAATGCCGCTGGTGCAAGGCTTTACCATTTTGTCAAGCGGCGCGCGACAATGTGACCGAGTCCATGCGTGCCGAATGGTCGCGCATCGATGTGGACGAGAACGGCGAGCCGATTCCGGTCGTCGATGCCGAGGTGCTTGGCGCCGCGATGTCGCAGACGGCATTCGTCGAGCATTGGATCAAGGCCGTGCGCGCGGAGGTGCATCGCCAGCTAGTCGCAGGCGTGGCCGTTCCTGGATGGAAGTTGGTCCAAGGTCGCCAGGGCAACCGGGAATGGAGCGACGAGGCCGAAGCTGACAAGGTTCTCGCCGCGGCACGGCTCAAAAAGGAGCAGCGATATAAGTTCGAATTGATCAGTCCGGCGGCCGCGGAAAAGTTGCTGAAGGCAAAGCCTCGCCTATGGGCTAAGGCGCAAAAACTGATCACGCGCTCCGAAGGCTCAATGTCAGTCGCGCCGGAGTCCGATAAGCGCCCAGCGCATTCGATCGCCAGTGAATTCAAGCCGATCGAGCAAGCGGAACCGGCGCATGAACAATTCGCATGAATAGCCAATTCAACGGTCGCCTCCCCTGGCGCGCTCAACAAATTCTGAAGCAAGCGGCCGCCACCGCGCGGACGTTTCGCTACAGCCAGTGCCCCGAGGATCTTCACATGGTCGACACCGTGTTGAGTTCCGCCCACGCACGAGTCGTCCGGCTCTATCCGGAATATTTCAATCTGAAGGAGAAACATCGATGATCGTAAAACTGACGAATTGGCGCATCGCCTTTCCGGTGCTGCATGTGCCGGAACGGCTCGCCACCGATCCCGCGGCGAAGCCCGCCTATTCCTGCATTTTCCTCGCGCCGCCCGGCCATCCGGATCTTCCCGTCGTCGAGGCGCGCGTCGAAGAGGCCGGCAACACTTTTTTCAAAGACAAATGGCCCAACGTTCGTAAGTTCGCGGAGCCGCAGAACAAAATCTGCCTGCGCAGCGGCGACACCAAGGAATACGAGGGCTTCCCGGGGAATTTGATGCTTTCGGCGCGAACCAGCGCGGACAAAGGCAAGCCGTTTGTGATCGACGAGCGCGGCCAGGTGATCGGACCCGAGGTCGACAAGGTCAAAGGCGGCGACTTCGTGGACGCGAGCATCCAGATCTATGCCTACGATAACTTGAGCAAAGGCATCGGCGCCGCTATCCGTTGGGTCCAATTCCGAAGGCTTTCGGATAGATTTAGCGGCAGCACGCCGGTCAGCCCCGATGAGTGGGAGGATATCAGCGTTCAGAACGAAGCCGAAGATTTTGCCTAAATGCGCGCCGCCGAATTCAGCGGCTTGCATCGACTGCCGGGCACAGATGCCCGGCGGCTCGGCGCCCTATGATTCTCTATCTTGATACTGAGACATATTCGCCGGTGCCGATGAAGAACGGCACTTACGAATACGCCTCTCAAGCAGAAGTGATGTTGCTGCAAGAAGCGCAGGACGATTCGCCGGTGCGCGTGCATGAATTTTGCGACATAGAAAAATATGTCCCGCAGATGATTGGCGACGCGCGGGAGATCGTCATTCAGAATTCGTTTTTCGACCGCACGGTGCTTCGAGTGGCGCATGGCATCGCCATTCCGCCGGAGAAGATTCGCGACACAATGGTGCTTGCGTTATCGCACGGGTTGCCCGGCGGGCAAGGCAAACTATCCGAAATTTTTCGCTTGCCGATCCATCAAGCCAAGGATAAAGACGGACGCCGGCTGATCCAATTATTTTGCAAACCGGACAAAGACGGACGCCGCGCTACGCGCGAAACGCACCCGATTGAGTGGGGAGCATTCCGTCGTTACGCCGGCATCGACGTCGCCGGCATGCGCACGCTCTACAAGAAGATACCGCGCTGGAGTGAGACGCCGACCGAGCGCCTGTTGTGGCTTCTCGATCAGCGGATCAATGATCGCGGCTTTGAAATCGACGTCGAACTCGCCAAAGCAGCGCTTGAGTGCATCGCGGCCGAGAAAAGAGTGCTTGATGCGTCCACCAGCGAATTGACGTTCGGCGAAGTCCGATCGGCGACTCAGCGCGATTTATTGCTCGCCTATTTGCTTGCGTTCTACGGCGTGGATCTACCGGACATGCAGGCGGCAACGCTCGAACGGCGGCTCGAGGATCAGGATTTGCCCGACCCGGTTCGCGAGCTAATCGTCAATCGGCTTGCGACCGTGACCACCAGCACGGCGAAATACAAGACTGCGTTGAAGTCGGTGAATGCCGATGGCCGCATTCGCGGCGCGCTTCAGTTCGCCGCGGCTTACCGGACGCAACGATGGGGCGGTCGCATCATTCAGCCGCAGAACTTCCCACGGCCGACAATGAATCAGAAAGCCGTCGAATTCTTTATCGAGGCGGTCAAGGCCGGCATCGCGCGGCTTGTGCTGCCGGACATCATGGCGCATGCCAGTTCTGCTTTGCGCGGGCTGATCATAGCCAAGCCCGGCCATAAGCTGTGCGTCGCGGATCTATCCAACATAGAAGGCCGCAAGCTCGCCTTCCTTGCCGGCGAACAATGGAAGCTCGATGCCTATGCCGCATTTGATCGAGGCGTCGGGCCCGATATGTACGTGCTGGCCTATCACCGCGCGTTCGGCGTCGCTTTGGAGAAGGTGACCGACGAAATGCGTCAGATCGGCAAGGTGATGGAGCTTGCTTTAGGTTACCAGGGGGCAGTCGGCGCGTTCAGCGTCATGGCCGCTGCCTATGGGGTCGAGCTTGATATCAAACGCATCATAGAATTGGTGAAGGCCTGGCGCAAGGCGCATCCGGCCACCGTCGTTTTTTGGTACGCGTGCGACACCGCAGCGCGCCAAGTGATCAACGACCCGACGGCAAGTATCGAGGTGGGTCGCGTTCGCTTCGATCGAGTCGCCAAATGGATGCGCGTCGAATTGCCCTCCGGGCGATTCCTGTCCTACCCCTCGCCTGCCATCAAGTTCATGAAATGCCGTGACTGCAAAGGCAAAGGGTATTTGGAGTCGCTGGAAACTCATGAAGACGAAATTTATGTCGAGAAAATCGAATGCGAGACCTGCAAAGGCAACGGCGGCAAGAATTCGATCACCTATCTCGGCATGAATCCGTACACGAAAAAGTTCAGCCGCACGGCCACCTACGGCGGAAAGCTGGCCGAAAATCTTACACAGGCCTCGAGCCGTGACGTCATGGGCGTTGGCATGCTGCGCGCCGACAAAGCCGACTATCCGATCGTACTCACCGTGCACGACGAAATCATGGCCGAGACGCCGGACACCGAGGATTTCAGCGCCAGCGGGCTCGCCGAACTCATGTCGATGCCGGTGCATTGGGCGCCGGGGCTGCCGCTCGCGGCTAAAGGGTTTGAAACATACAGGTACAGGAAATGACGCTTGAAAAACTGCCCGACCCGACCGACCCGACCGACACGATTCCGCTGACATTCGGCAAACACAAAGGCCGCACGCCTGAACAGATCGCCGACATCGACCCCGGCTATGTCGCGTGGCTTTACGACCGCTGCCCCGGCTCCGTGTCGCATGAGCTCTACGTCGCCTGCGTCGAGGAATGCGACGACATCGACGACGATTCAGATCCGGAATCACGACCGGACTATTGGTAATGCGTGAATCGCGCATCGAAAAATACCTGCGTCAGCAATGCCGCGAAGCGGGCTATGAATGTCTGAAGTTCAAAAGTCCTGGCCGACGCGCGGTGTTCGATCGCGTCGTGCGATTGCCGCAAGGCAAGACGTTATGGATCGAGGTCAAACGGCCAGGTAAGCGTCTCACTCAAGCACAGCAACGCGAGCAATTGCGCTTGGAGGATCTCGGCCACAGGGCCGAATGGGTGAACTCCATCAAGACGGTGGATTGGCTAGTGGAGAAATTTCTATGTTAGGAATTTTCGCCTTGGGCACACTGATCGGTTTGTCTATCGGCTTTTTTCTCGGGTTAATTTTCGATCAATCAGTTGGACAGGAGGATAACGATGAATGAGAACGAACCGGAATTCCGCGCATTGCTCGCGGCGCTGAGCATGCAGGCGTTGATCGGATCGCTCGGCGGTCGTGAGACGCCGGAGCAGATCGCCACGGCGGCGTTGCAGTATGCGGACGCGTTAATCGCGGAGTTGGCGAAGCCGCATGCTTGAATTGCGGCCCTATCAATACCCGATGCTGGATCACATTCTCAACGTGCCTCGCGGCGCGCTGTGGGCCGGCATGGGGCTCGGTAAGACTCTGACCGCGTTGACCGCGCTCGATCATCTGTCCTACGTCGAAGCGGGTCCGACGCTGGTGCTTGCGCCGCTGCGCGTGGCGCAATCCACTTGGCCGGATGAACTTGCCAAATGGCCGCATTTGAAAGGTTTGGAGATTTCGCCCGTCGTCGGCGACGTCGCGCAACGTGTTAAAGCGTTGAAGCGAGACGCCAACGTTTTCACGATGAACTATGAAAATTTACCGTGGCTGATCGAAACGCTCGACGGTAAATGGCCTTTCATCAACGTGCTGCCGGATGAATCGACGCGGCTGAAAAGCCTGCGCGTTTCGATTCAGATTTCCAAGCAAGGCAAGATGTTCGTTACCGGCCAGGGTGGCAAACGCGCCAAGGCCCTGGGCCGCGTCGCGCATGGCGGCAAGACGCATCGGTGGATGAATCTCTCCGGCACGCCGGCGCCGAATGGCTATCTCGATCTTTGGGGCCAGACTTGGTACATCGACGGCGGCGTCCGGCTCGGGCGCAATTTTGAGGCCTATAGGCAACGCTATTTCACCTGCATCCCGCGCGGTGACTATCCAGGGACTTGGGAGTTGAGCACATTTGGCAAGGCGCAGATCGACGCGCGGCTCGCCGATGTCTGTTACTCCGTCGAGGCCAAGGATCACTTCAATCTGCCGCCGTTGATCTCTAACGCGATTTACGTGGAACTCCCGGCCCGCGTACGGCAAATGTACCGCGACATGGAAAAAACGTTGTTCACAGAGCTCGAAGGCGAGCCGATCGAGGCATTCAACGCGGCGGCGAAGACGCAGAAGCTGCTGCAATTGGCCGCCGGCGCCATCTATCTGGATCCCGAATTAGGCGAGAAACAAGACGGCCCCAAAATCTGGAAAGAGGTTCACGATGCGAAAATTCAGGCGCTGGAATCTGTGGTCTCCGAAGCGGCTGGTGCGCCCGTCCTGGTGGCCTTCCATTTTCGCAGCGACCGTGAACGACTTCTCGCGGCATTCCCTCGAGCTCGGCTCTTGGACAATGACCCTGGAACGATCCGGGAGTGGAATGCCGGGCGAATCCCGATGCTACTCGCTCATCCTAAGTCGGCGGGTCACGGGCTGAATCTCCAGGACGGCGGCAACATCATCGCCTTCTTCAGCCACGACTGGAACCTCGAGGAATATCTTCAGATCATCGAACGTATCGGCCCTACTCGCCAGGCGCAATCGGGTCATAACCGCAGCGTGTACGTGCATCACATCGTCGCGCGCGACACCATCGAAGAAGACGTCATGGAACGGCGCGAATCGAAACGCACGCTCCAGGATTCGTTAATGGGCGCTATGAAAAGGAGAAATTGATATGTTGAGCATTTCCATTGAGATTTTGCGAAGAGAATTTACGGATGCCCTGCGAGCCGTCGAGCGGCAACGCGGGTATCTCGAAAGTTTAAAGAGTGACGTTCGCCACCACGAAATCGAACTTGCCAAGGCACAGATCCGCGTCGATGCGTTGCGTTATGATCTTGGCACGAACGCGACAGAGGTCGAACGGCAATTCGTCAAAAAGCGAGTCGAGGATGCCGAAAAAGAGGCGGCTGCGATCGCCTTGCTTAATGCCGTGCGCGATTTTACGCGTGAAGCATGACGCGCTGCAATTTTTGCGACGCGGATTATGACCCGACAGCCGGCCACCAGTGCGCCGGCAATTCGGTGCTTCCACCCAGCGCGCGGGTGGGCAAGGTGTTACACGCGATCAATCCGGCGGATGCCGAGCTCGACGCGCTGATTGCCGGGCTCAAGGCGGAAGGAGTCGATGGGGTGAAACTCGGCACCGCAGATCTGCCGAGTGAGCCGGATCTCGATTCTCTGGCGGAATATAACCTACGCCAGCCCGACATCAATTCGATGGCACATTTAGAACAGCTTGCTGGCGGTGAGCAACGCTATCGGCAGGCCAATGTTCAATTCCATCACGATATTTTGGTGCAGGCGCTTCGGCTTCCCGAGGGCTCGCGCATTTTGTCGATCACTGAGGACTCGGAGTTGTTTGACTGTTTCATCGTTAGAGTACAAAACGACAAACTGCCTCAAGGCAAGCCAGGACATCGAATCCCTATAGCAATTCTCTGGCCGGGAGAATATGCAAATTCGCCTAACAAGTTTTGCATCGGTTTTGACACCTATGGGTAAAAACGTCGGAATTTCTGCCGCAAAATTTTTTGCGTTTTCTTGAAAAATTGCTTTACCTTTTGGTAATTGATTGGTAAAGTTTTCGCCGGTGCATCGAGCATCACAGACGCGACTGTTTCGCGAAAGCTAATTGGTATGCCAGACCGTTGCGGTCAAACGGCAAACACCAAAGGAAATTTAAATGAATATTTCAATTACATTGACCGGAACCAGCCCGCTCTTGTGCCACAACCCGAGAATGGTGGATCCGGAGTTTGAACTCAACCGGCAAATCAAAAGCCTTACATCCAAGCGGAAAAAGACCGACGACGATCTCAACCACATCGAACGTCTCGAATGGTACGGCGGGCTTTATGAACAGAACGGCATTATCGTTCAGCCTTCCTCGAAGGTCAGGAAGTGCCTCATCAACGCGGCGAAGATTAGCAAACAGGGTAAAGGCGTTGAACGTACCTTATCCTTCGGCGATCTCAACGTCCCTTTGATTTACGACGGTCCGAAGGACATTGACGAAGTTTTCGCGGATAAGCGATTTCATTCGCGCCTATCCGTCGGCATCGGCAATAAACGCGTCATGCGCGTGCGCCCGCAATTTTTCCCTTGGGCGTTGAGGATCAACGGCCTTTTTGTCGAGGATGCGGGCCTGAATTTCGACGAATTCGAACGAATCTTGGAGCTTGCTGGCGTAGTCGAAGGCGTCGGCGACGCGCGGGCGATTGGCTATGGCCGCTTCACTGCTGCCGTGAAGGTGCTGTAATGGGTTCCCCTTTCAAGATCAAGCGGGCTGACGGCCGCTCCAACGCACAAGTGGTGTTGGATCTCTTTCGAGATAAACAGCCGGGCACGGTATTCACCTTCGAAGAGATTGCTGCTGAATTGTCGAACGCGACCAACTTCACTTACACCACGAAACATGTGCGCCAAGTGTGTGCCAGCATTTATTCGCGTCTGCTTAAGGAACAGGCGCGCGCTCTGCATAACGTGCGCAATGTCGGTTACCGATTGGCTCCGGCCGTTCAGCACATGCAATTGGCCGCGGATAGAAAGAACAAAGCCGATCGGCAGTTAGAACGTGGTCTCCAAACGCTGCAACATGTTCGCTGGGACGAAATGGATGCCAATCAGCGATTGGCTCATCAAGGGCAGTTGCTCGTGGTGGGTGCTTTGTACGGGAACATGCGCGCGATGGAGATTCGACAGGATCGCATCGAGGCGGCTTTGCTTAGATTGAAAAAGCCGGCAGAGGATTCGTCGGGTGATGTGTCGATCGATTAGATTTAGTTTGCGGCAAGGCGAGGCATGGCAGGCAGGGCCAGGCGCGGCGAGGCGAGGCTCGGCATGGCGAGGCTAGGCATGGCAGGCGAGGCACGGCTAGGCATGTCACGGCTTGGCATGGCACGGCTGGGCAAGGCATGGCAGGCGAGGCATGGCGAGGCAAGGCTCGGCAAGGCTCGGCTAGGCACGGCAAGGCGAGGCAGGCAAGGCAAGGCAGGCAAGGCGCGGCGGGGCGAGGCATGGCAGGCGAGGCGCGGCGGGGCGGGGCGCGGCAAGGCGAGGCATGGCAGGCGAGGCAGGCATGGCATGGCGGGGCAAGGCGGGGCAAGGCGGGGCAGGCAAGGGTTTCTTAAATGAACTGGGTACGCATAACAAAATTTTCCGAACTTTCGGGGTACACCGAAAAAGCCGTGCGTCGGAAGATCCAAGATGGTATTTGGTTACAAGGCGATATTTGGCAGAAAGCGCCAGACGGTTGCATTTTCATCAACATTGAGGCGGTCGAAGCATGGGTACAAGGTCAGGCATTCAGCGCCGCGGGGCTAAAGCCATCATGATCTCCTTCCAATATCGCGGCGCGCGCTGTCGCGAGCAGTTCAAACTGCCATCGACAGCCGCTAATTTGAAATGGGCCGCGAATCGCAAAGCGCTGATCGAGGACGAAATCGCCCGCGGGCAATTCGACTACGGCAAACACTTCCCCAACTCTAAGCATGCACGCCGTCTTTCATTGACGCCGGCAAAAACAGTCACTGTCGGTGAGCTGCTAATCGAATGGTTAAACCATGTTCGACCACAACTACAGCCTGAGACTTATGGCGATTATGCAGAGTATTGCCGCACGACTTGGGCACCACGATTCGGCTCCACCAATCTAGCGGACTTCACGCTCGCCGACGTCGCGTGCTGGATCAGTGAGCAGAACTCGAGCAAGAAGCGAATTTTAAATCTGCTGACGCCGCTGCGTCAGGCATGCCGCTACGCGGTGAGCCCAGCGAAGCTGCTGGTGGCCGACCCGATCGCCGGCGTGAAGGTCCGGCGCCCGACGGCGCTGCGCAAGGATGTCATTGACCCGTTTACCAAAAAAGAGATAGACGCCGCGTTGCCCCGTTTGGAGCCTGCGGTCGCTAATTTGGTCGAATTCTGGGCGTGGACCGGGCTGCGCGAAGGCGAGCTATTTGCCCTGCGCTGGGGTGATGTCGATCTGGACCGGGGCGTCATCAGCGTCGATAAGGCGTCGCGTGCCGGGCGATTGAAGGCTACTAAGACTCGCGCAGGGGTTCGGGAAGTCAAACTGCTGGCGCCTGCCCTAGCGGCTCTGGCGCGTCAGAAACCGCTGACTCGCCTACTTCACAAGGAGATTTTTCTCAGCCCGACGACCGGCGAGGCGTGGGGTCACGACAAACCGCTCCGAAACCGCTGGCATGCCGCCTTAGAGGCGGCCGGTGTTCGCTATCGCTTCCCGCGGCAATTGAGGCACACCTACGCCTCCTGGATGTTGAACGCCGGAGAGTCGCCGCTGTGGGTCTCGAGGCAAATGGGTCACGCGGATCTCGCGGTGACGCTGAAGGTTTACACCCGATTCGTTGCGGACATGAATACCAACGCTGGCGAGCTCGCGGTGCGCTTGCTGAAATGACACGATCCGGGCACGAAAAGAGGTAACATTATGATTCGACTGAAACGGGCGCGGGTTCGATTCCCCCCGGCTCCACCAATTAGGCGGCTGAAACAGCGATTTCAGCCGCCCCATCGCCCCTCCAATACCCCTGATTACCCTACGCTTGGGCACAATTTGGGCACAGATATTGGCGGTGCGCTGTGATCGTCACCGAGGCCGAAGCGTCGGCGTTGTGGTGTCCTCATATCCGCATTTTCGGGAACGCTGGGGCATACAATTCGTATTTAGCCGTTAGACCTGTGACCGCGAAATGCGTCGGTCCCCGGTGTTCGCAGTGGCGTTGGGAAGCCGGCGGGCCGAGCGAGCCGCCGCAGCCGACGGATCGCGGCTTCTGCGGCCTCGCGTATTCGGTGCGCCTGCCATGAGCGCGCCTAGCACGAAATATCCGCTGACGTGGCCACCCGGCTGGCGCCGCATTTCGCCCTTCTCTCGGAAGAAGTCTCGCTTCAGTGCGGCCGGCGAATCGCTCGACGTCGGCAAAGGAACGCGGCGCCTGCTCGCTGAACTCAAGACATTCGGGGTTCCCGAATCGCAAATATTGATTTCGTCGAATCTTAAACTCCGCAATGACGGCCTTCCCTATTCCCAACAGGCGACGGCCGGTTTAGATCCCGGCGTCGCCGTCTATTGGAAGCGCAACGGCAAAGAACAGTGCATGGCGATGGATCGATACGATCGCATCGCCGACAACCTGGCCGCGCTTGCCGCAACGATCGCGGCCATGCGCGCTATCGAGCGCCACGGCGGCGCGGAAATCCTTGACCGTGCCTTTACCGGGTTCGCCGCGCTGCCGGCGCCGGAGCAATGGTGGCAGGTGCTTGGGGTTAGCTCGAGCGCGACCGAAGAGGAAATCAAGCTGGCCTATCGGCGGGCCGCCTCAATTCATCACCCGGACGCCGGCGGTGATGCTGGCGAAATGGCCCGCATCAACCGCGCCCGCGACCAAGGCTTGGAGCAATTCCAATGATCGATTTGATCTGGTGGCTGATCGCTCGATTCGTCGCGCAGCCGCGCATCGTTCGACTGATCAAATGGTGGGCATTCCGGCATCCGTACATCCACCTCGAAGGGTACATGGAACGTTGGCATGTGATCCCTTTTAGTTGGCGATTACCCTTCGCCGTTCGGCTACATCATATCTTAAGGCCGGATAAGGATCCTAAACTCCATGACCATCCGTGGAATTGGCGATCGATCATTCTTGATGGCTATTACATCGAAGAGGACGTTTTCGGCCAGATGAATTTTCGCGGTCACGGCGAAACTCGAGCGGCAAACGCAGAGACGTTTCACCGCATCGATTTTGTCCGGCCGGGCGGCGTTTGGACATTGTTCATCTCCTACCGCTATAGAAATCGCTG